TAAATTACCAGAAAAAATATTAACAAATAAATTAGAAAGATGCTATATATTATCATACAAAGCAAAATATGATAATAATGATATAGCAATTATGGATACTGTTCAATGTATATTTTATAAAGATATTCCATTTGCATTTGAAAAAAATTTTGGTTTTATGGGAAAAATATTTACAGGAAATTTAATTGAAGATAATGATCTATCAACTACAGATAACAATGATTATAATAATAATAATATTCTATTTATTTCAATGCTCACAAAAAATTTATTTAATAAGAATTATATAGAAGATACTAAAGATGGTAAGTATTATTGTGAGTTACAAGATAAAGTTAAAAATCATTATTATGAAAAATTAGATAGGAATTATAAAAATTTTCGAGATTATATTATAATGAATGGAATTGTATTTGGAAGCTTTGCAATAATTGTTGCTTATATTATTTTACAAATATATTATAAACAAACTAATAATAAAGATTTAACATATGATATTAATAAATATTTATTAAATACAAAAATAAATAAAGGCCATGATTATATTATTAATTTATATGCATCAATTGCATTATCATTACTTGACGGTGGTAAAAACGCTCCATCTTTATATTTATTTATTGCATTTTTTACATTTATAATATTATTATTTGCACTACCATATCCATCAAATTTTATAGCATTAATTATGATATATATATTACCTTACTTAATTATAAGATATTATATATCAACATCTGTAATTACATCTGCAATAATGTTGATAATTTTCATAACAACATTAATTTATTTAATTGATTTTTTAAATTACGCAAAAAATAGTAATAATGAAAATACTATAAATAATATAATAGGTAAAATAGTAACTTTTACAGTATTAATAGTTGTAATTGTAATATTGATTTATATGTATTTGAAAACAGATTTAACATCTATTTATACCTATCCACATGATAATAAATATAGTTTTATATACAGATATATTCTATTATTTATTGCTATAATATTGCCATTGGGGTATTTTGTAGTAAGTATATTATTTAGTCTTGATTTTTATAAAAATATTATTTAAGGATATACCATAATAAAATAATTACAGTATGGAAAGTAATAGCGAATACATTTTAAATATAAAAACAATACAGGCATCTACTTTTAAGCAAGTTATAGATGCATTAAAAGAAATATTAATGGATGTTAATTTAGAAATAGATGAAACTGGTATTAAAATAGTTGCGATGGATAATACACATATTGTATTAATTCACTTAAAACTTGAAGCTGATAAGTTTGAAATATATGAGTGTGCTAAGAAAACTTATGTTGGTATTAATATGTTGAGACTACATGCTCTAATAAAAACTATTACAAATAATGATATATTATCATTGTATATACTTAAGGATGATCCAAATCATTTAGGTATTACAATAGATAATAATGAAAAAAATTATAAAACAAATTATAAACTATCTGTATTAGATATAGATGTATTGAATATACAAATACCACCTGTTGATTTCCACACCATTATAAATATGCCATCTAATTATCTACAAAAAATTATAAGAGATATGCATAACTTAGCAGAATTTATTGAATTTAGAAATATTGGAGATAAATTAGTATTGAGTTGCAAGGGTGATTTTTGTCACCAAGAAACAATACTGGGATCTGAAAAATCTCAAGCAATAACTATAAAAAAAACTGATAATAGTGAGGAACAGGAGATAATTCAAGGTATATTTAGTCTTAAATATTTAGCTATTTTTACCAAATGCACTAATCTATCAAATAATGTTGAAATATATCTTAAAAATAATTATCCTATAATACTAAGATATACTATAGCATCTCTTGGTGAAATTAAATTATGCTTATCACAACAAGATATATCATAAACAAAATAAACATAAAAATAATTAAGGTGTGGAATTAGCAGAAGTGTTGAATGGTGTTTCGCGCGTATTTAAATTATGGCAAACTTTGGTAAGTTTTGGATTAAGCACATATTTATAATATATGCCCTGTATTTTATATAATGTATTTTTTAACACAATTAATATTTCATTAAGGCATTTGAAATATTTGCTTGAATATATTATATCATTATCATTTATAATATAACTAATCTGTTTTTTTATTTCATTGAATATATTGAAAAATTTATTCATTTGTATAGTTAACATATCTCTAAATATCTTTAAGTACATCAAAAATCCGCTTCTATACTAAATTTACGTAATTCCGAATGTTCTTGAGTACTTCCTACATTTGCTTTACTATATTGTGATACGCGACTTTCAAAGAAATTAGATTTAGTTTCAATTGAAATGCGTTCCATAAAAGGAAAAGGATTTGCAGAATTCCAAATTTTATTATAATTTAGTTGTGTCAATAATCTATCGGCTACAAATTCAATGTAAAGGCACATTAAATCGGCATTCATACCTAACATAGAACATGGGATGCTATCGTTGATAAAATTCTTTTCTACTTCTACAGCTTCTCTTACTATTTTGTGTACGCTTTGTTCGGGAAGTCTTTTTTCAAGTTTTGAGTATAACAAAACAGCAAATTCAACATGCATAGCTTCATCGCGACTAATCAATTCATTTGAAAAACATAGTCCAGGCATTAATCCGCGTTCTTTAAGCCAGAAAATACTACAAAATGCTCCACTAAAAAATACACCCTCAACTAAAGCAAATGCAAGTAATCTTTGCGAAAATGGTGCTTTTACATCTTCGATCCATTTAAAGCACCAATCAGCTTTTTTTTTGATACATGGCATATAGTTAACAGCATCAAGTGCTTCAGCTTTTTCTTTAGATGCTTTAAAATAAGTATCAATTAGTAGAGAATAAGTTTCTGAATGAATATTTTCTATTGACATTTGAAATGCATAAAAAAATTTAGCTTCCAATACCTGAACATCATTTAAAAAACGTTCACCCAAATTAATATTAACGATTGTATCACTTGAGCTAAAAAATGCTAAAATATGTTTGATAAAATATTTTTCATTATCACTTAGTTTGTTGAAATCATCAACATCTTTACTTAAATCAATTTCTTCGGGGGTCCAAAATGCACTAATAGCTTTTTTATACATTTCCCACATGTCATGGTGCTCAATTGGAAAAATTGTTAAACGTTCAGATGGAGTTAGCAGCATTTCATTATTTTTATTAGATGTCATTGTACTATATTATATTAATTTATTTTTATATATATTACAAAAAAATTAAAGTTAATCAAGTAAATTATTTTCTTTCATTACTCTTATCAATCTTGTTACACCTATACCACCACCAGATCTATCAAAGAATTTATGGGATAAAAATTCATTTAATTCTTCTTCCACGCGCTCTTTAGAAAATGTATCAAATAATATTTTAGCATAACCACCATCACTTATTTCATAGAAATATTTGCGCATTTCTTCTGGATCTGAAGAACGTTGGGCACTACCAATGGTTTCTATGCCATTGATAATAATATCTATTTTTTTAGCATGACCACCTTCGACGTTACTATTTTCAGCTTGTTTCATATTCCAAAATGGGGAACTATAATTAGGGAAATTTTTAAGGAAAAAAACTTCACCATGATCTTCTTTTAATTTTTCTTCGTGTTCATGTTCTAATTCTTTAGTACAATATTTTTTAGCAACATCAACATAATCGCCTTCGGGATAATTTCCATCTGGATAAAATTTATTAAAACCAAGATGATTTAATAATTCAATTTCCATTTTTTTCATTTCTTCCATATCACCTTTTAATTCAAATTCAAACATTGGGAAAATTTTATCGTGACGACCGGGGACAGGATTTGGTTCATTTCTATAACTCGTGCTTACACAATAACACCCTTTAATATCAGGATTAGTTAATAATTCGTACTCAAGCCACATTTGACCAGTTTGTGGTAGCGGCCAGATATTGTTATTATATTCATATGTTGCAATAGTTTGCGGATCTTCGCATGCAGCTAAAATACTCAATCTATTTTGTGTATGAACTTCAACAAAACCTTTGCTATCAAAAAAAGCACGTAATTTTTTGACAACCTTGTTAAAATCAAATATATTAATACATCCCGAACAAGAATTGACCATTATTTATCCCTATATAAAAATAAGATAATTATTTTCTTAAGTATATTTTAAAATAAGGTATCACCTATTGTATTTACACCAGTAGCAGCTGCAATAGGTTTAAATACAATTGATAATATTAACCATATCCATGTAGCTCCAATAATTATAAAACCTACAATTATCATTGCAAGACCAATATAATAATAATTTTTACCAACTACATAATTTTCTGGATCCGATGGGTCATAATATATTGTTACTGGTTGATTTTCATTAATTAATGTTCCTCCAATATATTTTTTAATATATTCTTTATCATCAACGGTATATATAATATCCGCATAACAAGTAACAGTAGTTACAGTCTGATTTTTACTGTCTTTAGTTGTACTTTTCTCACAATCTACATTTTTATATTTACCTAAAACTTCGCTTGTTTTTTCGCTATCAGAATTTTTAAGCCAAAAACCAATATATATAACAATTCCAAATATTACTGTAAGAATAATAGTCATTACAACATTTGTAGCTATACCAATATTTGCAGCTGCTGTATACATTGGATTTAAAACTTCTTTATTATCTTTAAACTCGTTTATTGTACTTGTAATAACACCATTATTTTTTTGCATATTAGGATTATTATTATTTGTTCCAAACATATTACCACCTTTTTTCATTCTGATTCTAATATAGTTTTAGATAATTACGCAGAACATAATACACAACTATCTTCATTATCTTGAGAACATTTCATTTTTTTTTTTGCAAATTCAGGATCAATTGTGAATTGTTGTGTTTTGGCTTTGGGTTTGGTTCTCAAATAGTAAGAGCCTGTTTTAAGACCTTTAGAATGCCCGTAAAAATGCATTGATGATAATTTTTGAAAATCAGGATCTTCCATAAAAATATTAAGACTTTGTGTTTGACAAATGTATCGTCCTCTATCTGCCGACATATCAATAATTACACGTTGCTTGATTTCCCAAGATGTTTTATAGAGATCTTTCATTTCCTTGCTTATTTCTGGAATATTTTGAATACTTCCTTCATGCAAAATAATAGTATCTTTCATTTCTTTATTCCAAAGCCCTTGTTTAATTAGAGCTCTAATTAAATATTTATTAATAACAATAAATTCACCACTTAATGTTTTTCGCTGAAAAATATTATTGGTAAATGGTTCGAAACTTTCATTAAATCCCATGATTTGTGAAGTAGATGCTGTTGGCATTGGGGAAATTAGCAAACTATTTCTAACTCCATATTCTTTAATATCTTCTCTTAATTTATTCCAATCATATCTATCACTGGGATTTTCTCCCCATAGGTCAAATTGAAACAATCCTTGTGAAATTGGGCTACCTTCAAACGAGCTATAGGCACCAGCATATTTTGTTTTAATGATATCTGATTCAAATTCATTTACATATTTTTCAATATCAATTGTTTTATCACCATTGATAATCTCATTAATAATTCCACAACGCTTCTTTGATAGTTCCATAGATGATTCAACCGCAGCATGATATATTGTTTCAAATATAAGCTTATTTAATTCAGCAGCCTCTTTACTTTCAAACGGATATTTAAGCATCATAAACACATCTGCTAAACCTTGAACTCCGATACCAATTGGTCTATGTTTGAGATTAGATACTCGCGCTTTTTCCACTGGATAAAAGTTGATATCAATTACTTTATTGAGATTTTTAGCTGCTACTTTAACTACTTCATGCAATTTTTCAAAGTTAAATACACCATTTTCTACATAAGTAGGTAGACAAATTGAGGCTAAATTGCATACTCCGGTTTCTTCTGGTGACGAGTAAATTAATACTTCAGCACATAGATTACTTGACTTAATTGTTCCTAAATTTTTTTGATTACTTTTTCTATTTGCTGCATCTTTGTATAAAATATATGGTACACCTTGCTCGATTTGAGCTTCTAAAATTTTAAACCATAAATCTTGCGCATTCACCTGCTTAATATATTTGCCTTCATTTTCATAAGTTTCATATAATGCCTTAAATTCATCACCATATACTTCACTTAGACCCATGCATTGATCAGGACACATTAAAGACCATTTTTTATTTTCTTTTACTCTTTCCATAAATAAATCAGATACCCATAGTGCTAAGAATAAATCGCGACATCTTTCTTCTTCGCTTCCGTGGTTTTTCTTGAGTTCTAAAAATGCTTCAATATCACTATGCCACGTTTCAAGATATACTGCAATACTTCCTAAGCGTTTACCGGCTTGATCAATATATCTTGCAGTATTATTAAATACACGAAGCATTGGAATAATGCCATTTGAAATACCATTTGTTCCTCTAATATGACTTCCTTTGGATCTAATTTGATGAATGTGAATACCAATACCACCTGCATATTTGGAAATAAGAGCCATTTCCTTTAAGGATTCATAAATACCAGAAACACTATCATCATTTATACTACAAAGAAAGCAACTACTTAATTGTGGTCTTTTAGTTCCAGAATTAAAAAGTGTTGGTGTTGCGTGTGTAAAATACTTATTACTCATTAAATCGTACGTCTGCAAAACTTCCTTAATATCGTTACCATGTATGCCAATTGATACGCGCATCCAGAGATGCTGTGGTCTTTCAATAATTTTTTTATTAATTTTAATAAGATAAGCTCGCTCTAATGTTTTAAACCCGAAATAATCGAACAAAAAATCTCTTTGATAATCGATATAATTATTTAGTTTTTCCTTATTTTTACATACAATTTCATATAATTCTTCTGAAATCAGAGGAGAATGATTTCCATGAACATCCTTATTGTCATATAATATTTGTATTGTTTCACTGAATGAGGGTGATGTATTTTTGTGATGATTTGAAATAATGATACGTGATGCTAATATACTATAATCAGGATTATCAATAGACATACTACTACATAAATAAGCCGCGAGTTCATCAAGTTCACAAGTTTTTACACCATCATAAATACGTGTACATACTTTTTGGGCAATTTCAGATACATTGATATTTAGATCTAAAGACAATTTTTTAAGACGAGTAAGAACTTTATCGAAACTTACATCTTCATATTCTTCATTCCTTTTAACGACACGCATATTATTTTATCTGTTATACATATATATATATATTTTGTTTATATAAATTAATAAAAATAAATTGAATTATACATAATTATATTCTAAAATTACACCTGATGAAGTATTAACATATCCCTTAATTTTTAATTCACCTGAATGTTCTTTTTTATGACATTCCTTGCATAATGGAACTAAATTATGTTTACTATTTTTATGAAATGATGTTAGATAACCATCTTCATTAGCTTTTTCTTGATAAACTATATGATGCGTTTCTTCAGCAACATTATCACATATCTTACATTTGTCAACTATGACACTTTGATTATATCGAGACTTTTTATTTTTAATAATATCTTTATTTATTCCTTCGACTTCTTTTCTTATTTTTTCAGCATTTTTCATAAAATCCAATGGCATATCAAGAGATTTACAAACTTCAATACCATATATTTTAGATCCTTGACCATTTTGCAAATTGCGATCATATATAATTCTATTTTCACCATCAATTGTAATTCGAATATGTTTAACTTTCAAAATATCATTTTCTATATGTTTTGATATGCATTTTATTTTAGTTAATTCGTGCAAATGTGATGCAAATATAAAGCATGATTTTTTCTTAATTAATGTATCTATACCACTGGCTACTATAGATATTCCAGAAATAGATTCAGTTCCACAACAGATTTCATCTCCAATTACCAAACTATATTTATTGCAACGCTGTAATATGTTACGCAATTCTGTCATTTCAACTGTAAAGCTTGACATACCTTTATAAATATTATCCATTCCTGATATGCGTGTAAAAATACTATTATACGGGTAGTATGACATACTTTCTGCTGCGACAAACATTCCCGCTTGGGCCATAATAATATTTAATCCAATTGCCTTCATAAATGATGATTTACCGGATGCGTTAATACCGTATAATAAAATACCATCTTCATTAAGTTCAACATCATTACCCACGTATTCTATATCATCTTGAATTCTTTCAATAATAGGATGTCTCATATTTTTAACGTTAATAAATGATGACTGTTTATTAGTTTTTTTTATATCTATTTTAGGACGCGTATAGCAATATTCATAAGAGTTTTTTGCACAGCATGAAGCAATGTCAATTCTAACTAAATATTTTATTAGATTATCTAATGCTTCGTTATTTTTTTCAATAAAATCGTTAATGAATTCAGTGTATTTACTTAACACCAATTGTGATATTTTTTCATTATATATATAAATATTATTAGATTCTTTAGTAATTGAGTCATTTGTAATTTTATAATTTTGCGATGTTGCCATCGATTTTGTATTAAATGTTGTCATTAATTTTTTATTTTGTTTAACAGCAGTATCATATCTTTTTTTTGTAATTATAATAAAGTAGCCTTCGCGATCGTTATTATCTATTTTGCAAAATGTGCTATCGTTTTTACCAATATTAATTATTTGATTCACATAATTTTCTATTATTTTATGAGATTCGTTTGATTTAGTTACATAATCATCAATATCTGGGTAAATACCTTTTTTAAAAAAATTTCCCAAACCATTTTTATCAGCTAAATTATATTTTGATGCAACATCCAAATCAATATAATCATTAAATGATAATATAATATTATTGATACTTTCAAGAGTTACACCCGAATCATTAATATTTAGTTCATTATATATTTTAATTGTCGAATCGAGTGAATCATTAAAAACGACCCACTCGAGAGGTGGCATTTTATTTAAAATCATTTTTCTTTTCATTCTTTCAAGATCAACAATATTTGATAAATATTTACGTATTACTTGAAATTTCTTATTATCTAATAAAAACTCAATATCGTCATAAGACTTATTAATATTATTAATATTAACCATTGGTAATAAAAGCTTATCTTTAAACGCCCTTGAACCAAATGCAGTAATACATTTATTTAATATATCAATTAGTGGCTTATCATGTTGATATAACTTAAGAATATTAAGTTGAACAGCTGAATTATATTCAATGGTCATATTTTTACTATTTTCAAATATTTCTGGTTCCTGTAGTTCTTTAATAATATCTGAATTATGTTCATATGCAAACTGTAATAAGCAACAAAAAGCAACTCTTGCAATAGTAAATCTTTCCAAATTAAGTAATTCAATAATAGATATTAGCCCTTTTTTAACAAAGAAAGCTTTATCTAAAATTTCACGTTGATTTATAATATTATTGAAAAAATTTATATACTCGCAATTTTCCCATTTATAATGAACTAATATTTTATTAATATTTAGCTTTTTTAAAATTAATTTCTTTTCTTCATCTTTGAGATGTGTACTAAGTATTACTAATTCAATTGGATTATAGGTACTAATAAATCTAAATATTTCATCGTACGCAAATTCGGGATCCTGTTTAGTCGACCCAACTTCGTAAACGAAAGTTTTTCCAGTAGACAAATCAATTCCAGATATACCCGCAATTACAAATCCATTAATGATTTCATAAAATATGACCATCATATAATTACTTTGTTTATTGGATATATTGATGTTTGCTCCTGGAGACAAAATTTCAGTTACAGCACGCTTGGGATTAGGTGGTTCGGTTATTTGCTCAACTAATACTATAGTATAATTATTATTTAGTAATATTTGCGTAAATTTAGATATAGAGTGTAATGGAAATCCTGCCATAATGGGATTTGAATGTGAAACTTCAGTTATTGATTTATTTTTTCTCGAAGTCTGAATACCACATAAATCAGCAATCACAAATACTTCATTATCAACTATATTATCAGTTATAGTATATATTTCAAAAAATGATCCAACTTGCATAAGTACAATACATCTTTCTCCGTATTTTTCCTTGTAAGTTTTAGTATAGTCTAGATATTCATCAATGATCATTATCTATTCATATATTTTTATATATATTGCTTAAATAATATTTATATAAGAATTTAAATAATATTAACAATTAAAAAATGGATAAAATTACTTTTGAAGAAGTATTAGAAAAATTAAAAACTCTAAATTTAGATGATTATAATTTACCAGATAACGTTAAATTAGAATTCTATAAATATTATAAACAGGCTACCGAAGGCAATTGTAATAAAGAGCGACCATGGGCGATTAATTTCAAAGAATGCTCAAAATGGGATGCGTGGAAAAGTGTCGAAGGAATGTCAAAAGAAGATGCAAAGAATAATTATGTTGATTGTTATAATAGCTACATATCTCAATAATTAATCTCATATTTAGACAACATATTCGCAAAAGAATCATTACCATTTTTGATATATCTAACTAAAAATTGTGAAATTCTTAGCTCAATCAAATTTCTTTTGATAAAAAAATCAAGATGTCTTTCTCTTAATAATTCTAAATCATTATATATTATTAAGTATGTTAAATATAATAAATAAATAATAATTAAACTTGCAATTATAGGTTGCTTTAAAATCCAAATTATAATTTCTATAATTAAGATTATTATACCTATAAATAGTTTCCATGCAAACATAATCATATGTAAAGCTATTTTTCTTCCATTGATAGAAAAAGACATTAGAATCATTGAAAATAATATAAGTATTAAAATAACCATGAGATATGGTCTTATAACAATATATAATTTCGTCACAATACTTAATGGAAGAAATACGATAATATTTGCAATAAATAATATTAATAATATTACACCATACAAAAATAATGTTGGTAAATATATTATTAACATTACTACAATATTAATAAATTTGACTACATAATATAACGCGTTTGCTAAATATAATAAATAATAAAACCCCGTTATAAATGCCGAAATTAATACCAAAAAATATGCAATAGTTGGCAACGAATTATAATATTTTAATACATATTCATAATTACTAAACGACCCATGTATTTCTTTTTCTATTTTAATATTATTATTTGAGTTAAATTTTATATCTGATTCCACATTAGTATTAATAACTGCCTCAGTATTATCATCTATAACACTATAATTTTTAAGTCTATTTAAAAACAAATAATTTTTTGTAAAGCATAGTTCTTTTGAGTATTTAAATATATGTTTTAAATATTCTATATATATAGCTTTTTTTTCGCCTACAATTGTTCTAAATTTTTCGCCATCAATAATGTTTTCTGGAATAACAGTTTTTATTTCAGTATTTTTTTGTGCATGTTTGTATGCATATTGTGCACCACAATATTTACCTAATATTAATATAGGTTCATGATTAATTTTTTTAGTTAAATAATCTAAATAATATTCATCTTTTTCATCAAATAAATAATAAAATTTATTTAAGTCATTTTCAATTATTTCATTAATAAAATTAGTCTGCTCTGTACTATCATCTATGATACCTGTTCTCAGACTATTGTCTCTCAAATTTTGAATATATTTTAGAACTATTATAATTGCATTTTCAATATCATCTATTAAAATATTATTTTTATAATAGTTTAAATTACTAACATCAATTTTATTAATTGTTATTAATTTTTTTATATCATTTTTATTTTTATCATATAATGTTGTGTCATTTTCATATTTGCATATTATATCAATATATGAATACGAATTATCAGACGCATCAAGTTTTATTAGATCTGTATCTTTTTTATATTCATTATATTCATTAAAGCTTGCTAATAAACTTATTAAAGCTATGGGATCATATGGTAATAAATCCTTATATTTCCCCCCTTTGAAATTATTAATACTTATGCACTTAGTTTTATCACCACTTATAGCTACAACTTTAGAACCATCACATTTATCATAACACTCACCTTGACTCCATGTAGATTCATAAATATCTTTTAATTTTTGACTTTCTATTTTATTTGTCAAATAATAATATGGTATAGTAAACCAATCGTGCCATTTTTCTAATCCAAATTGATAACAATGTTCATCTATAGGTTTTTCGTTAAAATATCCAGCTGCCAATTTTATTTGATCTCCATCAAATTTTAATAATTTTTTATAATCTCCAAATACCTCATTATTTATTTTATATTTGCCGTAAACATTTGTAAAATATTTTTTATTAGTCTTTATTTCTTCACAATGAGGCATTTTATTTAATAGTTCTTATTTAAATTTATAATAGATAATTAAGTTATTTTAATTTTCATGTACTTACTATTATACTGTCATAATCATTTTTAAAATCAGTTTCTTCTATTTGTATTTGCTGCACTGATTCTTGTGGTATATCACTTACAACTTCTTGACAATCTAATTCTTGTCTTATACAATTAGCATCAATGTATCCACTATTTGTACTATCGGGGGTACGTTTTGGTGTATATTTATTTGTAGCATCAGTACTACTAATAGTAACAGATCCAACTTGAGTATTATCACCTAAAGATAAAGTTATTGGGGTGTGTGGATTATAATTATGTATTACTTTTGTTGCATTATCATGTTTTGTAAAATGCATAATATAATCGACGCGTTTATTCAACTTATCAGGGCTTTCAAGAAGAACCCTATTTTCTAATGATTCACTATCTTCTGAATATCCCATTTCTGTTGTAATTTCACTAATTGTTTTTCTTGCATCAAATAACATTGTGTTAACTGTTCCTGCGAATTCAATAAAACTATTATATGCATTTGATATATCAGTTGGTAGAGCTGTAATTATTGAATATAATGTTTTTTTGTTTACATTATTACTTTCGTCTATTTTTTGATTACTAACAGGTTTATCTTTTTTCCCATAAATTACCCCAAGGGTTATTCCTAAAACAATTATAATAAATATTAAAAATATAATAGCACCTGCAGCTACATCACTCCACCTTCCAGTAAAGAAATTTGCAAAATATTCTCTAAGTGTTATAAATGCCTCCCTTATTAACATAACTAAAAGCATTATTGCTTTAATTAAATATTTTCCAAACTCTTTCATCGCATATGCTAAAAATGTTGCTAAATTCATTAATATTTTATCAACTCTTTCATTATCTTTTTCTTCTGTTGCATCACTTCTATTTGCATTACTGTTTATATTATTAGTTGCTTCTTGTAAAATTATTTCTTCACGTTGTTTTAAATCTTCAATTTTTGCGTCAATTTTATTTTGAAATTTTTTAAAATCATCAAGTTGAATACGATAATTAGATTGTATAAAATCTGAAGATGTTTTTACCAAATATACCCTTACATTACTTGATTTATAACAATAATTATTATTACCAATTCTAAATTTGTATTTAATTTTATCTTCCAATTCTGTTTTATTTTCTAAATCTTTCATTCCTTCAATTTTTGTTAAATTCAATTGATTTGATAATTTTTCTGGGTCACTTTCTTTTACAGCTTCACTGATTATCATTTTTAGATGTTTAATTAAAAATTCTAAACCATCATCATTATTTTCTTCATCAATTACAGTATATCCTACATCCGAACTATTAACATTCTCTAAATTCCATAAACCATATTTAACTAATGATGTTTCTACAGATAACATGGGAATTGGTGTATATTTTGTTGCAACGATAATATCTTGTAATTCAAAACTACCTCCAAATTGTGCAAGATGACCATTTGCATATTCTCCTTTATCTCCTACATTATTTAATCTATCTTTTGAATCTTTTTTTTCTTTATCGCGATCTCTATCAGATTTGCTGTTTACTATATATGTTAATCTTATTACTTTCGTAATATCTATTGGTTGATAAAATTCAATTCTATTTTTTTTATCATTTTTATTTTTGATAATTAATATTATATCTTTATGATCGCTAACCCCTGTTTCATATTCGTTAGTTTGTTTTTGCGGAAGAATATTTGAAATTGAATTTGATAAAGAATAACTATTTTCTGGAAACATTCCATGCGGTAATTGATATGGATGTGGATATTGATAATACTGTGATCCTGTTGGCCCACCCTGTGATCCTGTTGGCCCACCCTGTGATCCTGTTGGCCCACCCTGTGATCCTGTTGGCCCACCCTGTGATCCTGTTGGCACAGTCTTTTGATTTACCAGCAGCGCCGTCTTTTGATTCACCTGCGGCGCCGTCTTTTGATTCACCTGCGGCGCCGTCTTTTGATTCACCTGCAGCGCCGCTCTCCTCGCGCGCTGCGCCTCTTGCGCCGCCTCCATCGCCTGGAGCTTCATGAGGACGTCATTGAGCTTGTCTTTTTGCTCTTGTCTATAACCACTACCAGATTTTGTTACTTTATATTTTTTTCGCTTTGATTTTTTTTTATTTTTTAAGTATTTATTATATCCCCCAACAGTTGCAAATTTTTCGAGTACATTACCATCGTCTTTTGCACTTTCATCTATATTACAACCATAATCTTCATTAAACATACTATAATTCTCGCCACCATATCTTGTTAAAAAATTAAACCATTTTATTTTATTTTTATCAACATTTTCAATTGTTGAGTCGTTTATTATGTCATTATTTATTTTGTCATCATTATTATTAATCTTTTCATACTTTATATCATCATAATTAATTATATATTTAAATTTAGCTAAAAAATTATAGCGCGATAATTTATTTTTATTATTTTTTATTTTAATTGCATTTCCATTTTTTAAATCATCTGCAATTTTATCAAATAACTTATTAACATCATTATTAGTATGTATGAATTTATTATTTGAAAAAAATTCTTCTTTAGTTTTTTTTTTTTTTCCACTAGTAAAATATATATCTTCGAGTTCGATATTTTTTACTAAATCATCATAATTTTTAATGTTTTTTAATTTTCCGCACTTGATCTGTGCTACTCGATGCCATGCCGCAAATTCAACAGGTTCATCTGAATTTTCAAGTCTTTCTGACGCTTCAGCTACAGATATTACTTTATCTGTAAGCTTATCCATTTTTTAATATATTCTTTAATTATCAAAAATAATATTATTTAATACATTTATAATCAATGAAAATAATTGTTATATTTAGTTAAATATGCAAGAATTCATATATATATTGATAATACTATTGATATATACATCATTATATTTTATATTTACTAATGAATTTTCAATATATCAAACTGATATAGATCATTTTAATTTTGATTTACTTTATACAAAACAACCAATCGTAATAAATAATCTAAATTTAGATATCAAAAATGTATTATATAATTGGTTTTCATATAATATTATTAAAAATAATTTAATGGCATATAATGAATGGGATAGAAATAGATATAAATATTTATTAGTTAGTTCAAAAGATTCTGTAGAAGTTACATTATGTAATCCTAAAATATCTACAACAAATGGTATACCAAATACTTCAAACGATATTTCAACAATAAAATTAAATAATAAAACATTAATAATACCTTTTAAATGGTATTATCATATATCATCAACCAACGTAGAAACATATGGTATACATGATTACATTACATATTTATTAGATTTTGTTTAAATATAGCAATATAAAACATAATGTCATCGGTGGGGTTCGAACCCACGCGTGCTTATGCACAACAGATCTTAAGTCTGTCCCCTTAGACCGCTCGGGCACGATGACATAACGCCATTAAGGCTATATTTAGTGTAAAAATAAGCTATGCAAGGGATAGTTCCTTGTTATCTATATATAGCAAATTATCCTTATATCTTTTTATAAAAAATGATAATATAATATAAATAAAGGCGCCTATAAGAATGGATGAACTAATAGACGCTCTGGATTCAACATCTCTCACAAGCAATGAATCAAAAGAGCTTATAGAATATATTAATACAATAGATATTAATATAGATGTTAAAAAATGCCTTGCTTATCTTATTGAAAATGATAATCATTGTGATTACTTAACTATATATAATATATGTATTGAAAATGATATTGAATTACCTCCTATTTAAAAATGAGTACATAATTTATGTAAAATATAAAAAAAGAAAAGTTTATAAAATTTATTTAAATTATTAAATTATGTACTCATTTTTTCTTTTTCTTTATGGCTTTGGATTCAACAATACCCTTAAGATCATTTTCATATTCAGTAATAATATTATCGCGATGAGAGTTCCACACCTCTTCTAATTCAGTAAGATCATTTAACCACAAATCTTCAATATTTGTATTTTTAAGAGATTTAAGCTTAGTATCAAGATCATTGAATTCTTTTTCCAAAATTATCTTTCTATCATATGTAAGTTGAGAAATAGGCATTTTGAGAAGATAATTATATTGTTTTATCTTTTTATTATCTGAAATATTCTCATCATTTTTATCTTCTTCTGCAATATCACTGTCAATTGGAGTATACTTAAGTTCTACAAGTCTTGCAGCAACATCAACGAGCTTTTTATTCATGATTTGAATTTTACCAGCTATTACATCCAGAATAAACTTCATCTTATTACTCAATACATTAGCATCTTTTTCCATTATTTTAATTTGATATGTTTTGCGTTGATAATATTTGAGAATACGGGTTTCAGCCCATTCTTTAATAATTTCACTACTCGATTCGTAACGTTGAATTGATCCTTCTTCGCTAAACAAGTGAATATTATTAATACTCAAGTTTTTACTCGAAGCTAATTTAAACAATATTTCAAATTTGGATTCCAATTTAGATTTAACACTACTATTGAAATGAAGTACAAATCTAACATTTTTAGAGGTGTAATGATTTTCAATATATTTTAAATTATTTAATCCATTTGTAATCATATTTTCCAAGAAGTCTTTGTAGTCTTCTGTCCATGTTCCAACAGGCAATTCAGTAATTTCTACTGTCTGATCATCAATCCATTTATATACCCCTTTACTTATATATGAATTCTTTTCCGCTTTTTCGATAGTACCCTTAAAACCAAGATAGTAAGGTACGATATTATCAATATCTAATACACCTAAAGTATCATAGATCATATCTAAATCCTCTTCTTTTTGAACAACGATTTTAGAACTCTTAATAACATTGCAAATTAGTTTGCAAATATCAATTATTTCGCTTGGATTATATTGAGGAACATTTGTAGAATATCCAGTGCCAATTCCAATACCTCCATTAACCAAAATCATCGGAATAATTGGAATGTAATATTCCGGTTCTATTTGCTGACCATCATCATCTAAATAATTTAAAATTACATTATCCTCTTCTTTAAAGATCATTCTTGTAAGTTTAGATAGTACTGTAAATATGTATCTGGGAGATGAAGCATCTTGGCCACCTTGGCAACGGCTACCAAATTGACCGTTTGGGCTTAGTAAATTGATATTATTTGTACCGACGAATATTTGAGCCATTCCTACGATAGCTTGTTGTAGAGAATTTTCTCCATGATGATATGCAGATACTTCGCTAACATATCCCGAAAGTTGAGCTACTTTAATTTCATTAGTATAAAGCTTTCTTTTAAAACAAGCATAGAGAATTTTGCGTGTACTTTCTTTTAGACCATCGCAAATATGATTAATAGAACGCTGCAAATCTCTATTTGAAAAGTGAATTAAATCTTTATCAACAAACGATTTATAATCAACATTCTTTTTTGAATAATCGAGAACACGATCTTTATCATATTCCTGAAGCCAAAGTTTTCTATCATCTGCGCGTTTTTTATTGAAAGCCAAATCTATAACTTCGTCAGCATTTTCATCATAAACATAAGTTACTTTGTTCATTTGTTTAAAATATTCTTTTGCCTCTTGATCATTTGAAGTACCTAATCCTTTGTAATATTTAATCTTCCAATTGCCAATTTTCGCATCGCTTGTTTCAAGCCAACGTTCATAGTCAGTCATATTGTAAAATTCAATTACATCTTTTTTAATATTAGTCGCCTTAATGATAGGTGTTAGCATTGATGTAAGAAATCCGGTTATTTCATACAATTCGTGCCACATGCTCTGAAATATGTTGAAAATCAATCCCTTAATATGACTACCATCGTGATCTTGGTCTGTCATAATCATAATAGAACCATAGCGTAATTGACTGACATCAGTATATTTTTTATTTTGCTCAAGTCCAAGAATTTTCTTAATTGCAGTAATTTCATTATTATCTGAAATTTTCTGCAAGGTGGCATCTTTAACATTGAGAATTTTGCCACGAAGAGGGAAAACACCATACTTATCTCTACCAATAACGCTTAATCCAGAGATAGCCATTGTTTTAGCAGAATCTCCTTCTGTTAAAATTAATGTGCATTCCGAACTTTGCTTAGTGCCAGCAAGATTAGCATCATCTAATTTTGGAACAATAATTCGTGATATTTTTTTACCATCAGTTTTAACAAGCTTCTTTTTATCGTAAAACTCTGTAATGCTCAGAGCTTTATCGACAATACCTGATTTGTAAAGTTTATCATAGAATTTGTCACTTAAATCACACTTAGAGCCAAATTTGGCTACAGGTGTTGTAAGTGTTTCCTTACTTTGAGAATCAAAGCTGGGGTTTACAATAAGTGCTTTTACAAATACAAACAAGTTATCTTTGATATGTTGAGATTTTACAGCCTTCTTTTTTTTCGCAAGAGTCATATCAACGAGATTTTTTGTTATCATATTTGTAATATACTCAATGTGTTTACCCCCCTTAATAGTATTGATACCATTGACAAATGAAAGATATTCAAAAGATCCAGATTTAGAAATTGATGCTACGACCTCCCATCTTTCACCACATGCCTCGAATACACTTGGCTGTTCCTTTTTATCAAGAAATAAATCACAGTATTTTTCAAAGTCTTTAATTGTCAATTTTGTACCATTGAAAGTTACAGAAACATCTTTAGCTGTTGTAGCGCATGCATCAATAACTCTACGATGAAATAACTTATAAATATCATCAGTGATATTTTTAATACCAAATTTCTTATAATCTGGTGTAAATGTTATTTGTGTATAGGGAGCTTTATTACATGATTTAACTGTTGGTGTTTCTTTCGATGTCATATTATTTGTGAATTTCTGAGTGTAAATCTTTTTGCTATAATGATCAACTGTTTCGATGATAAACTCAGTAGAAAATATATTGGCAAGTTTACTACCATACCCATTTTTACCTCCCCAGATTTTCTCTTCACCTTTATCATAATTTGTTGATGTGAGCAACTCTCCAAAAATCATTTCTGGTACCCAGAGATTATTATATCCAGCATGCTTTTTAATATCAATTCCATTACCATCATTATAGATAGTTATAGTACCACTCGATTTATCAATTGTAACTTTGATATTTTTAACATGTCGAATATCTTCTTTACCTTTTGATTCCTCGGATTTAAGACGCATTGCGTGATCAATAGCATTTACAATAACCTCATCAAAAATTTTAAGAAGACCTGGAATATATGTTAACTCATCTTGCTTCATTTTTTGCATTGATTCATCGTAGATATAGCTTGTAATCTTTTGAGGTTCAATAGATCCAATATAGGTATCGGGAAGTGCAAGAATATGTTCTAATAATTCATACTTTTTGTACTTCTCTTCAACTGTTTTGACTACTGCTTGTTTGGACATTTGTATTCGTTTATGTAATTCTATATTTTAATATATCAATTTTTTATATATAGTTATGCGACTATTTCAAATAAATAATTAATTATTAATTATATAGAATAATATGTCCATATTGCTAATTGATAATACCAATGAATTCGATAAACAGCTTAAAATAAATGATAAAGTAATTGTAATTTTTTCTGCTTCTTTCTGTAAACCATGCAAAGATATATATCCTTTTATGGAAGATCAAGCAAAAATATTTACTAACATTATATTTATCAAGGTTGATGTAGAAGAAGGTCAAGAGATATCTGAAAAATATGGAATACAATCTATACCACACTTTAAATTCTTTAAAAATAGTGAGGAAATAATATTATTTACAGGAGCTAATAAGCAAACTATTACAGATTCAATCGATACTTTAATTAAAAATTAAATAATATAATATTATATTATATAAATGATAAATAGTAAATTTTTTAATACTTATATTGTTTATATTTATTCTTCAGTATTTATATTTATATTGATATTGATAAATTACATATATTATTTTTCCACTAAATTTAGTAAAATAATTACTATTGAAAATAAATATACATATGCTAAAAATAGAAGTACACGAGCACAAACAGTAAGTGATACTAAAGATGTTGTATATACTGTGGATGATTCTCTAATATTATTCCATTGGACGAGTGCTGAAGTATTTAATAAAATAGATATTGGCAAAACTTATAAAATAGAAGGATATGGTAAAAGAATACCATTTTTAGGATTTTTTCCAGTAATAATTAGTGCGAAATTAATGCCATAATTATTTATTTTTATAATTTAGTTGTATTTGATTACATGTTTATTATAGGAGTGCCCAAGGAGTTGAAAAATAATGAAACGCGAATTTCATTAATACCGGAAGATGTTTTAAAACTAACTAAAGAAAATATTAAAGTTTTTGTGCAGTCTGAAGCTGGTATAAAAGCATCTTATACGGATGTTGATTATTTAAATGCCGGTGCAATTATTTGTAATTCAATAGAAGAAATTTATGATAAAGCAAATTTCATAATTAAAGTAAAAGAGCCGCAGAATCTGGAATATAAATTAATTAATAGTAAACATACAATATTTACATTTTTTCACTTTGCAAGTGATAGAGTTTTATTAAACAAAATGATATATGATAAAGTTACTTGTTATGCATATGAAACTATTGAAATCTTCGAAGATAATCGTAGTTATTACCCGATATTATCAGCTATGTCTAAAATAGCAGGAGAAAAATCCATGTTAGATGCAATAAAACTTTTATCCAATTACGACATAATTGATTATGATTCACATATATTAATTCTTGGAGTTGGTAATGCAGGTATAGCTGCTATGAACATTGCTTTAGAATGTAATTTTACTAATATTTGTTTATTAGATAAAAATTATGATAAACTTATCAATTTAAAAAATAATAATAAATTACTTAAAATCTATAACATGACAAATGATAACTTAAACAATCTTGTTAAAGAGTCGAAGGTAATCATAGGTAGCATTTATAATAATGGTAAAGAAGCTGCTAAATTAATAACAAATGAAATGCTAAATAATATGAAACCTGGTGCAATTATAATGGATATTGCTATTGACCAAGGTGGTATAACTGATAAATCGAAACCAATGAGTGTCGATAACCCTATTATCAATTATAATGGAATTAAAATATCTTGTGTTCCTAATATTCCGAGCTGTATGCCTGAACAAGCATCACAATTATTGTCAAATTCTATTATAAAATATGTTTTAGCAATTTGTAATAATAATATCAAGGATTATCCAGAGTTAGGTGCCGGAAAAGGTTTAAATACATATAATGGATATTGCTATATATAAAAATTGATAGTAACTATTTTTATATTTATTAAATATGTTCAAAATCAAACTGCTATTAATATTGCAATTAATTTATAAAATTAATACATATAAAGTATCATTTCCTACATTTAAAAAAAATTATGCTATTGTTAAAAATATTAATATTAATAAATTGACTGAAAATGAAAAAAATGAACTAAAATTGCTATTCACATCTGTTCCAATGATAATGTTGAAAAAACAAAATGTTAAGCCAAAAACACTCTATGAATTTTGCAAATCTTTTGATGATAAGGCTAATGATAAAATTATACATCCTTTTACACATTCGCAAATTCAAGATGTTCCACAAATATCATTGAGGGGCGAAGCTTATATTGAAGATATGCATGGTTTAAAAGATATTACATTGAAATATAGTGAACCTTTTAAAAATACTTTAATATGGCACCAAGACATCGTGGGACATGGAACTTCTTTACCTCCTGTAGTCTCTTGTATATATATGAAAAAAACGCCAAGTTGTGGAGGCAATACACTATTTGCAAGTATGGAAGATGCATATGATAGCATGGAATTTTTCATGAAAAAAAAAATAAAAAAATATAATGTAATTTATTCAAATTCGCAAAATGATATGATGAATTCTTACTTTGATTATACTGGCATCAACCGTGTTTTAAATGATAAAACAACCACACAAGGCACTACTTTAATTACAAGAGAGCCCCTTGTTGTTTATTCTAATCCAGAAAAAAGGCGTAAGGCAATTATGCTTTCACCATTTAGATTTAATAAATTCGATAAATTGTCATGTGATGAAAGTTTTGATTTGTATAGAGAAATTATGACCAAATATGTATTAACACGTGATAATATTATTGATATTGAATGGGATAAAAATGATCTATTGATATTTAATAACAGAAAGTTAGTTCACACATCAACACCAACAATTGAATATAAAAATAAGGAGCGATTATATTATAGTTGTTTTGTCGGAACTTCACAACCGATTATTAGACCTTAGAAATATCACAAATATAAGATATAACATCCGTGTATATATTACTTGAAACTATTTCACTACAAATGTCAGATATTGTTTTATTTTCCACATCAATAACAATAATATTTTTATTGATTTCAAGTGCTTTTTTATACTTATCTTCATGTAATTCATGAATTCTTTTAATGTGCTCTAATTTAATATTTTTCTCCGACTCTCTTCCTCTTTTTTTAATTCTATTAAAGCACAATTCGGGATCTGATCTTAAATATATGTATGCGTAGGGTTGCCATAAATTATCTGTTGTTTTATGTAATTGGTTTATATTATTATATTCTTCAAAAGTAATTGTATTATCTTCATGAGCTTTTTCTACAAAAACATTTTTAATAAAGTAAGGACTTCTTTCCATAAGAACAATAACATTAGATTTTTCTTGAATCCAGCATCTATCTATCCATACTTTAATTTGAAAATTATAAGTACTTTTGTCTTCATTATCATACATATTTCTAAGATATTCGGTCCAACTATCTACAGGCTCGATATCAATTGCAGTTTTATAATTTTTATGAAAATAGTTTAATATACTTGTTTTACAGCTTCCAATATTTCCGTCAATTGTAATAATTGGCATTTTTATTTTGTTAATAAACAATTCAATTTTTTATATATCATTTTTTAGTAATTATTTCCTTACTTAAAGCGGATTTAAGTACTGATATTTTCAACTCTTTACTTTTAGTTTTAATTAATTTTATTATTATATTATTTAAATATAACTCCATTTTACGCTTAATCATATTTAAAGCTCCAGTATTAATCTTAACTTTAAATGCTTTAAATATTTTTACTAATTTAACTTTTAATATCTCGCTAACTTTTTTGCATTTTTGTAATTTTAATGGAGATAATTTGGCAGTATGATTCGAACCTCCTTCTTGATTAAACTCGGTAGCATTGAGCGCTGGTCTAACAATAAAATTTTCTAAATCAGCATTCATTACATCTGAACCCATATTTTCCTCTTTATACATAGGCTCCTCTCCACCAAAGAATGCAAGTGTATTGAATGCTCCACCTTTCATAGATTTTTTCTTAGCAAAGCATAACTTTTCAATATAATTCATTAAATATTTAATATGGGCATCTAATATTTTATTTACACCAGCTTTTAAAGATATTAGAGATGCAATGGCAACAAAATTAAATACTAACTTTTCTATATATTTAGATAAAAGCATTATCATTTTATCCTCATTTTGCTTTTTAACTATTTTTTTCTTTTTAATATGACTCAATATTTCTCCCGCGCAATATTTTATTTTCTGACAATTAGACATGTGTATTTACTACTATATAAAATGAAAATAATTATATATAATAAATAGAATAATGGACTATTTAGATTTTAGCAGTGATAACCCCGTCTCTAATATGATTAACGGAAGAGTAAATGCAGTAGATACAGTAGATAATTATAAATTAAAGCAATCCATAGATAAATCAACAGAATATCAAACTAATATAATATCTCGCAATTTAAATTGCACAAGAGTATCCAGTGTATTTTTTTCAATGGATAATATTAATTTGTTGCAAATGGGCATTAGAAATAAAATTTTAAATGACACAAATGGCGAATATAATATTGGTCGACAAAAAGACGAGGAACTAAAAATTGTTATGCGATCGATTTATTTCCAATATGGAAAAAATTTAGAAAATAATATTGTTGAACAAGTTTTAGAATTAAATACTAAAGTTATAGAATGGTGCGTTCCGGAAATTATATCTAATATTACACAATCGCAAAAATATATTAGTGATATTAGCACTATGCCAGTGCCGTTAGAAAGATCTGTTTTACCATCTACTAAAGGAACTAAAACTCTTGATGTAACTAAATTTAATTAAATAATATAATATTATAGAAGTATAGATATATTATATGGGCAATAGCAGCAGTACTTATGAAGATACAGCTTGGGGTTATGATAAAGACAGTATTGGAATAGATCCTGATACCGGAAAAAAATTTAAACCAACGCCAAGGGAGCTTAATTTATTTGTTCGAGATAAAAGAACAATGTATAGGGGTACTTTTATGATATGTTTAGTATATGGTATATCAGCATTATTATTATTGACTTTAATATTTTTTACAGAATGGGGTAAAACATATGTATATGATAGATTGTTACCAGCAGTAATAACATATGTAGTAGGTGCAATATTTATAATAATATACTTATTGTTTGCTGTATTTGCATTAAAACCTCGCAAAATAACAAGGGAATTCGATAAATTACCAATATGTCCCGACTATTGGAAACAAGTACCAGTTGATGAGGTGAGAAGAAAATCAATTGTTAATAATAATGTACTAGCAAATGGAGAAAAAATAATAAGTGATAACAGTAATGGTACAAATTATGTTAATGAAAAATCCGCAGACATAGCTTATAAATGCGTTCCCGATCCTAAAGTTTTTGGTAGTTTAGATAGATATCGTAAAATGCGCACCAATTTAGACAAAATAGAAAATAAGTTATTTATGGCTTCAGAGTTTTCACATTTGGATACCAATCAACAATCAAGAAATATTCATACTGATTTAGGAGGCGCAAGCTCCGACGCTGCAAATAAAAATGAAAATTCATTAAGATCTACATTAGACTTTTTGTATAATGAACAAAATGCTGCAGGTCAATATATTCCAGGTGTTGAATTATCTCCTACACTTGGAAAATACGCACAATTTGTGGGATCATACAATGATATGACAAACGCGGGTACGGAAGATAAAAAACCAGGGGCTTTATATGTAGACAATGCTAAAAAATATGGTAACAAACCCTTAATATGTAGTGAAGTTTTTCCCAAGGTATTAGATAGATTAGAAGAAGATGATACAACAGATAATTTAAAATGTGATTTTGCAAAAGCATGTAATATTAGTTGGAGCAAATTAGATTGCTATAATAATACTGTATAATAAATATCAGGTGTATAAAATTAATATTAAAATTGTTTACATATTCCAAATGTTTTGCGATGATATTTAGTCAATCCGTGTTTATATATGGCTTCATGATGCGACTTTGTACCATAACCTTTATTTTTATGAATATCATATAATAATAATGTTTGATCATTATCGACAAGAGTTTTAATCATTTTTGTATGATAATCTTTCGCTAAAATTGATGCGGCAGCTATTGCTAAATATTTTGAATCACCTTTGGGAACACATTCATACTCAATTATATCACTTTCACATCCCGGTGGAATATATGGCTTAAAATGTGGTCCATCAATACATAAATACTCAAATTGATATTTTTTATATGCTATATCTATGGCACGATGCATTGCTTTCATTGTAGCATTTAAAATATTAATTCTGTCTATTTCTTCAGAAGATGATTCCCCTATTCCGTATGTTAATGCGACATTTTTAATATAATTAGCCAATATATCTCTCTTTTTTTCGCTCAATTTTTTTGAGTCCTTGATTTCTTTATATTTTTCATCTGGAAATTCTTGCGGCAATACAACACATGCGGATATAACTGGTCCAATAAAAGTGCCCCTCGCAACTTCGTCAACACCAGCCACAATTTTATCTTTAAATGGGGTAATATATTCTGTATCAGTCATTATTACTGCGTTAAATTCCTTAATAATAATATATTTTAAATAATTAAATAATAAATCATTTTTTTATATTTGTATACCCTCTTGGCGTAATTGGATAACGCGTTCGACTTCTAATCGAAAGATTGTGGGTTCGAGTCCCATAGGGGGTATAAAAATATTATTGATATATATTAATAATATGTGTTTTTTTTACATATGTAATTTATTATGCAAATTTTATGATTGTTTTGCATTTACTTTTAAAAAATACAAGGAAAGTCGTAAAGAAGAAGAAGAAATGCAAGAGTTACTTAATCAAAATCCTTATTATGCTTTGGAATAATTAAAAATTGATTTAAAACTAATATATTTTTATGCACCAAATATAATGGCAAAAAATAATGCAATTAATGAATATCAAACTAAAGGTGATATATTATTTGATAAAATAATTGATATATTAGATTTTATTATATCAATTATTGCGCATATTTTGCTGTTAATATTTCTATTTATTATATTTATAATTTCCACAATTGGTATTAAACATTATTATATTTATATATAAAAATAATTTATAAACAAATTAATATAATTAATGGATAAAATATTAGTATTATACGTTTTTCATGTGTATAATAAAAGCGTTGAGTATTTTTTTAAAAATTGTATTTTTAAAGATGATAATATAGATTTTTTAGTTATATGTAATAATATAAATTATAAACTTAATTTACCGAAATATGTTATGACTTTATCGCGGCAAAATGTAGGAAGAGATTTCGGTGGATGGAGCGAAGGATTATTAAAAGACGATTTATATAAAAAATATGATAAATTTATATTTGCCAACTCGACAGCAATAGGTCCATTTTTAAAAGATGATTTTAAAGGTAAATGGACAGATATATTTATAGATGGGTTGCGAGATAATATTAAATTATTTGGGTGCACAATTAATAATGCTTATTTTTCACATGTGCAATCTTATTTGTTTAGCACTGATAGAGAAGCTCTTGATTTTCTAATCAATAAAAATGTATTTACAATTACTAATTATTTGAAATCCGGACAAAAGGCACAGGATAATGAAATTATGATGTCTGAAGTATTAATAAGAAATGATTGGAATATTGGATGTTTATTAAAGTGTTATAAAGATATTGATTTCACTTTTAAAGATAAGCCAAAAGAAGATTATGAATTACATGGTGATATTATGTTTTTTAAATATAGAAATATATTATGGAATGAATATGAAACTGTATTTATTAAATCTAATAGATTTGCGATAAATTTATAATAACATAGTTATATTACATACTAATACGGATGATACAAGTAGCAAAAATACATATAATATTGTTATGTTATTTTCTGTATAAATACTTATAATACCATTATCATCTTCGGTTTTATACGTATCTAAGAAATTGCGATAATCTTGTAAATTGAAAAATCCATATATTATTATAATAGACAACAAACATAATGAAATAATTTTGATAACATTTTTTGCATATTCATCAGTATATAAATTTGTTTGCGTACTTGCTAATAAAGTAAGTGAAATACCTACTGCAGTGAATACTGTGCGATTAACAGATTCAAATATAGTATTTTTAGCAAGTAATATATTATTATCTATTTTTATAGGCATTTTATACTTATTAATAATATTATTTTATTTTACTTGTTATCAGGGCTAACCCTGTAAATATTAATATTATACCTACAAACTGGTAGATATTAATCGTTTCATTAAAATAAAAATATGATAAAATAATTGTTACTATCGGATAACAAGCAATTACAATTGTACTTATATTTGTTTCTGTATTTTTAAATAAAAGTATATAATTATATTGACCATAAAAGTAAACAAATGCTGAAAGTATAAATAGTATTGATGCGTAAAAACATTTATCATTTGTTTTAGTAATTTCATTAATATCTTTAACAACAGTTTTATAATTATCACCATATATCAGCAATGAAACGCACAAAACAGATATTATTAACTTAGTTATAATTAATATTGTTATTGAATCAATATCTATTAATAATAGGCGTTTATATAAGATAGGAATTATACCAAAATGATGATGCTACTATCAAATGTGATATCATTTAATATATTCATATATTTTTTTACAAGAAAGAAATGGATATTTTTCATATAATTTAAATATTGCCATTTCTTTCATTTTAGCTTCAATCATAATATCAATATTAGTATTATATTTTTGTGGTATTTCGAGTAAATATTCTGGAATATTTTCAATGTAATCGCTATGATGCCCACACTTACCTTGACCTTGTTCGCTAACATGAAATTTGGGCTTTATGTTTCTTTTTTTCCATGTGTCTAAAATTTTAGGAATATAATTTTCGGGAACATCTAATAATTCCGTTGGATGCATAATATTATAGCAATCATAATGATGAGTATCAAATACTATTGGTATATTTACCTTTTCTGATACTTTTAAACAATCTTCGATTGAAAAGTTTCTTTCGCAATTTTCTAAAACGAGCCTTTTTCTTATATTTTCAGGTAACTTAAGATAGTTTTCACACCATCTTTCAATAGTTTTATCTTTATTTCCATATATTCCTCCACCATGAATAACCATTACAGAATTATTATCTAAATCCATTAAATCTAATACTCTTGCATGATAATCTAAGTCTCTAATTGTTTGTACTATAACTTCTGTCTTTGGACTACCTAAGCAATTAAAATGTCCCGGATGAAAAGTCAAGCGTTGATTATATTCCTTTGATTTTTCTCCAATTTTTGCTAATAAATCTTTTGCAAAATCTAAATTATATGTAGGTGCGCGTGGATTTGATATATGTGGAAACATTTCACTTGATAATCTAAATACCTTAATACCATTATCTTCATTCCAATCCATCATAATAAGTGCATCTTGTAAATTTTCTATTATTTTATTTTTGAGATTTTCAACACCTTTCTCATTAAGAGTTCTCAAAATTACACTGCGTGATGAAAATACAGTAGGGCAACATTCTCTCAATTCAATATTAAGACAACATAGACCAAGCTGAATAGCTTTATTTTCGCTCATTTTTGACGATACTTTTATTTTAGTAGGTATAGTTATCAATTTTTAAACTTTTAAATTTTTTAAAGTTATAATTAAATTATGTACTCATTTTTAGTTTAGTATAAATATGTTCAAAATAATATAAAATTTGATATGCCTATATCTATAAAAATGTTAACATGAATACTAACATGGATCTCGTTTTCGAAGTCGTTTTCAATAACGAAAATAGCTTCAATAATCTCGAAGCAAACAAAGCAAAGATTATTGTTTGCACCTACAAGCCAGCAATTGAAAATAAAAAAATTATTGAACCGATTGAAATTGAAAAAGGTATTATGATGTGCGATACAGCTTATAACATAACGCGCGATATGATAATTACCGCAAAACTAACCGTTTATAAAAACAGAATGAATAATACACGTGATGAAGTCAATTATGAGGTTGACTATTATGAGATAATAGATGATTATCATAAATCATCTGATACTACAAAAAAAAAGTTTGTTGATATAATAATATCCGATTATTTAGAAATTCTTAAAGAATGTGCTTTAACAGGTGGAGAAAAAGAAGATACACTTATGATTTCGAATTATAAAAAACTACTATCGGATATCAATATCTTTATCGAAAAAAAACATATTATACAATATCATTATATTATCGAGGAATTTGATGGTTATGTAGAGCATTATGTAGATAGAATGCTCGAAATTCAAGATGGATTATAAAAATTGATATTTATATATTATATATTTTTTATAATTTAGGCAATGTATGAGTGTATAATGAAAATGGAAGTAAATGAATTTATTTACGATATATGTGAAGAAATTTATGAAGAATTATGCAGACTTAATTGTAATAAAAATATTAGCGAAAGTATATTGATTGATAATATTAATGATATTGTTGATAATAAATTAATCAATATATCAACATATGAATATAATGTTATATTATTATCATATGGTATTAACAATGCTGTTAGTAAATACGCATTAAAATATAAACTAAATGATATAAATGCTGAAAATTTTTCGAGGATTATTATTAAAAATCTTATTATGGAATCATTTGAAATAGCTATATAAATATATATTCCGATTCATACTTTTTGTCAAGTAACAACTGATCTTTAATTTTATTTATATTATTTGTATCATATATATTATAAAAAGTATTATTTATTTTTATCATCTGTATACCATTATTGGTTTTATATATTGGCAAAATCATATCTAATATTTTAAATTTATTACGAGTAAGTATTTTCGCATTTTTACTCATATATTTCTAATTAATACAAATAATTAATATTTTCGCCATATCCATTACACAGTTTATAAAATAACTCTTTATTATCAATATATATACGCGATAATATTACTTGATCAGTCCATATATTATTTTTATTAATTAATTTTTCCATATATTCTTTATAGAGATTTGCGAACATCGCAACTATATCTTTATGCAATATATAAGATGTTCCTGATATATAATGTTGGTTAATATTATTCAAAATTTTATATTCATCATATTCACAACTTGAGGAGAATATAAATTTATTTTTAGGTAATAGATTTAATTTATCAGTATCTGGAAATAAATTATATGGTGGTAATTTAATTCTAAAGCAACATATGCCAGCATCAATCCAGCAAAAAAATCAGTATTAAAAGGATTAAGTATTAAAGCCTTTTCAATCATAAATATTTTTTCATTCCATATTAAGTTTAATTCAACTGACGGGCAATGTATGGCATTTGTTACCATTAAATTTTTATATTTATATGACTCGAAATCTTCTATATTTAGTTCTACATAATAAGTTGCAAAACCTTCGCGATGTTTTTTAATTTCATTTATACCTTCCTTGTTACCAAATACTATATATGGTGCATTAATTTTTAAGGTATTTTTAAACCAATCAAGATATTTATTACTATGTTTATTTTTAACCTTTCAATAACCAGTAACACACGTTAACTTAGCATTCATTTATATATTTACATTTACATTTATACTTAAATATAGTATATATTGTTTAATGTATATTTAAAATTATATTAAACAAAAATGACACCAAAATGCAAAATAATATTTTTTTAATTCATGAAAAATAAAAATTGATAGTCTATACTTATATAAAGAATATACAAGTAACTAATACAACAATGAACGTGCTCCTTCCCAAGAATCTCGACCTCAACAAAATCAAGTATTCCGAACTTAAGGTTATGAAATCGGGTGCTAAATCTGTATATGTTAATTACTCTGTTTCCAAGATTAACATTCAAACTCCCGTATTGAGTATTCCATATGGTGTTAATGATAATCAAAAATGGATTAAAGACGATCCTAAACGCAAAGATGAGCCACCCAAATATGATATCACAGTATCATTTAAAGGTATGGATGAAAATCCTAAAATTAAACTATTCCACGATAAAATGAAAGAGCTTGAAGCCAAGATTATTGATGATGCATTTGCTAATCGTCTTGCTTGGTTTAAGAATAATTATGGTGGAAATAAAGATACTGTATCTAATATGTTTTCAAACATTATTAAACATGATAAGGACAAAGAAACAGGAGAAATTGCTAATAAATATCCACCTACATTCAAGGCTAAAATTCCTTATAATCCCCTCGATGATAAGTTTGAATTTGATGCATATGATATGGATAATAATGAAATTAACTTTTATGATTATGTTGAAAATCTCAAGGGAGGTAAAGCACAATTTATTATTCAACTCAACGGAATTTGGTTCTCCGCGGGTATGTTTGGATGTAGTTGGAAGATTGTATCGGGCAGATTTCAAAAATCTAACTCGATGAAACCTACATTTGTAGTAGATAGTGATGATGAAGCAGTTGAAGAGGATGAAGAAGAAGACGAAGATGATATCGAAGTCGACTCCGATGCCATTAAGGAAAAAGAAGAATCTGTTGAAGATGCAGATCAGGGACCTCAAGAAGAGGAAGTCGAAGAAGAGGAAGAGGAAGTTGAAGAGGAGGAGGTTGAAGAAGAACCAGAACCCGAGCCTGAACCTCCTAAGCCGGTTAAAAAACCAGCTGTAAAAAAGGCTGTTAAAAAATAAATTTAAGAAATATTTAAGTCTGGATATATTTGTAAAATAGTTTCATTATTTATTATTTTTTCCATTTGTATATTGGTTAAATCTATTGTAGAATTATCATTATTTGAAATGAAGGGTTGATTTATTTGCCATGTTCTATATTTTATATGGTTATAAATACCATAATTGGTTGGTTTACTATCAACTAATATAGTACCATTATGAGCAATATTCTTATATTTAGAATTATTGAAAATATCATCTGTATAATTAATACCAATTGTATCAAGAATATCTCTTAATTTTTGATAATTATTTTCAAAGATATCTTCATATTTAATAGTAAATACATTTTTAGTATTTTTATTATTTATAAACATTTTTGCTGTATTAATATATATATCTATTGAGTGACCTTTTGCTATATTATACTCGAATCTTTTATTGAGTGAAGAAAAAACATATAATGGATTTCTTATAATAAATATTTTTATATAATCCTCATATGATTTATTGAAAAATACATCTTCTGTAAAAGGCCATTTGCATATTATAAAAGGTTTGTCTGATGATTTATTATTTATTCTCATTGTTTCATCAACAATTTCTAAAACATCTTCACAGTGCCCAATTATACTTTTCAATATAGTTGTACCACAATGAGGAAAACCGCAAATTAATATTTTTTTCATTATTTACTTAATCAATATTTATATAAAAAATAAAATAACACACATTATTATCGCCATTATAAATCTACCTAATGGCAGTGGTTCGTTATAATCTTCATCAAATAATTCAATATTATTTGATATTAGTTTAGCCAACATTTCTAATATTCTATATGCTAATGGTAATGATAATATAGCAAAAAATATGCCACCATAAATTGCCGTTTTAAATCTACATATATATTTATCAATTAAACTATCTGGTTCTTTTTGATTATCCATAGCCATAGGTGAAGTTGCTGGTGTATAAACAAAATCAGGAGTATATCTTATTTCGTTACTATTATATGTAGTATTCATTTATTACATATATTCTACATAATAATATAGTAAAAAATTATTTGGCATTGGCCCACTTGTATCTCCAAATATAGAAAAAACACCTGATAATAATGACGATGTATTTATTCCCGACATCCATGATGGTATATTTTCATAAAAATCGTTTGAACATAATGCTAATGATTTAAATAAATTGCAACATAAAATATAGAGATCTTCATTGCATTCCTTAAGTAGTTTAATCCCATCTTTGCAAAAATCAAAAACAACGTTATTGGCAGTAATGTTATTAAAATATCTATTACTTTCTTCGATTTCAACAGAAAAATCTTTGAAATATTTAACTGTTTTAAGAATACTTTCAGTTGACATTTTATTTAACCATTCAGGACTGTTATAGAATCCTCTTCTTTCTAATTCAATTGATAAATCAGTATATGCTTGTATATTTGTTTCCCAATTGTAGCATAATTCTCTGGGCTCTATTTTATTATATTCCATAAACTTACTAATGCGCCATATTGTATCCTCATTTATTTTTTCTCTTGTATAAGGATTATATGGCTCTTTTTTTTCATCAATGCATTTTTTAATAAAATAATCTAATTCAACTACATCAAATCCATAAGATCCATTAATATCTTTTAATATAAATAATCTATTTTTTGGTATATCCGTTATTAGTTCACACGTAAATAAATCATCGGCATTTATTATATCAACTTCTTCACTTGTTTTATTAAGTAAATAGTATTTGAATTTATTTTGCAATATATTTATTTTTTCGTATTTACATATCTTATATGATTTTGAATTTAAATCATTCAAAAAATTATATAATTCGTTTTTAACATATTTTTTACTTTCATTTAAATAGCGCTTCGATAATAATAAAAGTAATTTATATGGTATGTTTTTTAATAACTCTATAAATAAATACCCTGGTTTATCTTCAATATAATTATTATTTTCGGCATTATCAGAAATATATTTATATAAATTAAATATATCGCTCATATCTAAATTGCATTTATTACCAAATACATTATTAAATATAACATATATAAAATAATTGTTATCTTTATGATATCTGCAAAAATTATTATTTTGTTTTACATTTTTTTTACAAAGCTTAAATGTACGTTTGTTTCTACATAGACATTTCATATTAGTCTCCATATAATTATTACTTTAAATAATATATTTTTTATTTATATATTAGCTGGATACAATATTCCGGCATTGACATAACTATAATAATCATATACTTTATCATTCATCATTACATATTTGATACCATCTTTGCTTATAACTGTACCTTTATTTTTTCTGTTTTTTTGATATTTTTGATGTTGCTGTATTTTACCTTCATTTAATACATTATTAGTAAAAGACAATTTAGTGGGATTTATATTAATTGGCCAATTATAACATTTATAGCCATTAGCCAGTGGTTTATTTTTCTTTGAATGTATTACACAATCCATCGATGCTGCTTTTAACATATTTAAAAATGAATTAATAAGATTCTCTTTTTTCTGCGCCAATTGTAATATGTGTTGATCAGTAGTTAATTCATTATCTTTTTTTCTAAGTGTGGGATTATTTGCTAATTGATCTTTAGTTAATTTCATTATATACATGAAGACCTCTACGTTTTGATCTTGTTTAGGGAGACTTACATGACTACATGTTCTAACAGCACGACCTATAACTTGATTTATTCTGACAGAATTCCAAAAATATTCTGTAATTAGTACTCTTCTAACATTTTTTAGAGATATTCCTTCGGCTCCAGATTGCGTAATCATCATTGTTTTAACTAATTTGCCGTACCTTTGGTCGATATCACCAATACCTTCAATTTGCAATTTGATATTATCTGACAATTGTGAAAAATCTCCATTAAATAGATTCATTAAAATATTTGTTTTAGTTCTATCAGCATTAAATACAACATAGCGTTTCCCATCATATTTTTTATCAAATACATCTATATCTTCAATAATATACCCAAAATCTTCATTTTTAACTATATTAATTTCCACATAACCGTTTCTATTCATTATTTCTTTAAAAACACCTAAACCTTCTACCATGCGAAATTGTGAATATACTAAAACTGTTCCAGGTGATTCATTCATGTCTTTTAACATTTCTGCAAATTTTGGACTGTAATGCTTGCGCAAGTTATCAATATCTATTGCTTCGCTTTTTTCAAGTTCAGACATTGCGTCTTCGAGTTGTTTCTCATATTGTGCAGCTACGGCTTTATTAATATCTATTTTATCATCTTTATTATCTTCATCATCATCATCTTCATTTTTCGCTAATTCTTTTTTCATGACCATACGAATATCTTGGGGAAATGCTCTTTTTATATTATCGGGGAATACAAAGTTGCACACCATTCTACTAAAAGCTCGATATACAGAATTAACATCAGCATTGCCTTTATTGCCAAATCGTTTTTTTCTATCATCCATTTCCATTTCTTTTCGTCTTACATCAACATATTTACTCAACTGGTGATTAGTCATATCTAAATATTTAATATTTGTTGGTAACATTGTTGGAAAGAATTCTGAACCAGTTGTTTTGTAATAACTCAATGTTCCAAGAACACGACGTTTAAATAAATCATCATTTTTAACCTTAATATTTTCAGGATCAGTATCATCTATAAATAATTTATCAAATTCTTCTTTAATATTGGGAAGAGCATAATAACTGGTTGTTTTAGTTTTTATAGATATTTTGAGATCAGATTTATTCAAGGCTTTAGTTATATTTCCTATAATAATTTTTTCGTCATTAGACCAATTCTCTTTTTTAATATTTAGTTCATTATCTTTAACAAAACCATTTGTTAAGAGCATTATATATATATTGTTATCGTCGAAATATAATTCGTCAACATATTTAATCAAATTATTATCTGTTAGTGTTTTAATAATATTAGCTTTTACAGGTGGTTTGGACGCTTTTAATAATGACAATTCATATACATCCATTGGACCTCTTATTAGATTTATTAATGTTGCTATTTCGTATGGTTGATTTATTATAGGAGTTCCTGAAAGTAAAACCATTTTAATATTTTTAGCTGTCATCATATGATTATAAATAGATCGCGCTAATTTCGATCCGTTTACTATCCTGCTTATAAAATTATGTATTTCATCAATAATAATAAATGAATCATCAAATGGTGATTTTCCTAATTCTTTAATCATTTTAGCAGTTAAACCATTGTAATTAATAAATGTATAACGATTTCTTATAATATTACCAATTGTTGCATCAACCATATCTTTGTATTTACTTGGTATTTTCGAATATTTAGTGCTTTCTATAACTATTTCTGCACCAGAAATATCGTTATTGTATAATGGCACCCACACTAAGCCGTCTTTCTTAACTATTTTATCAGAAATTGCATATTTTCCCAAATCTTTTAACATTTCTTTATTAGTTTTTTTAACTTTTATCTGTGTCCATGATTTCTTTAAGTTCAAACCTGTTGTAGATATCTTCATTAATTCATTTTCATAATTTTGAGATAGCGAAGCAGGTGTCATAATTATTATTTTTTTTCTATTAATGTATCCTTCAGCAGCTGCAATAGATGCAGCTGATTTACCAGAACCTAATTCATGATATAATAAGATCCCTCTATATGGGCTATCAAACTGCATATAATCTTTTATTATTCTTTGCTGAGGGAATAAAGATACAGTTTTAATATCCATATCACAACCATCATCATTGCAATCACAAGATTTATCTTTTATCTTTGTATCATACTTAGATGGATGAAATGTGTTGTAAGTATATTTATTATATCCAACGCGATTTGGAAGAACCCATTCTGTGGGATTTATTTCAATATCCATTGTCTTCTAATATATTAATTTAAATTTATATTAGTAAAAAAATAATATATCATATAATATAGTAATGATCAATATAGAAAAATTATTAGATAAATGTGAATCAATGACTTTACTATGTACGCGTACAGCCACGTACTGGAGTTACATCAAAATGGGATTTAATATTCCATTAGTATTCACAAGTTCTGGAATGTGTATAATTAACAGTATCAGTACTGATGCAAACACTGTTAAAATTCCTAATATTGTGGTGAATGCTATTAGTGTGTTAATTATGTCATTATCAAATAGTATTAAAGCAAGTGAAAAATTTGAAATATTTAAAAAATTATCTCAACAATTTATGTTGTTATCTCAAGAATTAGAAGCATTGGACGAAGAAGATGCCGACTTCAAAGAAAAATTAAACATTATATCATTAAAATATGATAATTTAATACAAGACTGTGCATTTGAAGAAATACCTCAAAAAACTAAAACTAATGTATCTAAATTATTTAGTGACGCAAATAGATATTTACCAATACAATTAAACGGTACTACTGGTAACAATATTGTAAGAAGAAATACTCCACCTAAAGTATTATCTAAAGGAGCGTCATTAGTAACTGTTGATAATATAGATGTAACTAATATTAAAGATTTAGAAGTAGGACAAAATGTTTAGTTATATATAAATCCCATATCATCATACATCATATTTTCATCATCTGAATCTTCATCAATTGCAGATAGTTTACTTTCATTTTTATCTACATCATTGTCATTATACATTTGATTTATATTATTATTATCTTCATTATCATTATTATCATTATTATCATCCATCAAATCATTTTTAATTCCAGCTTTTTTAAGATTGCTTATTAGCTGGTTTTCTTCGACAGTTTTATCATTTAATATACTTAATTTTTTCTGTTTATTTTCTTCACGTTTTTTATTTAAAAATTCTATATTTTTTTTCATAGTAGGAAATGTTGATACGCTAAAATAATCTAATAAATAGTTTAAAATATTTTTAGCATTTAATTCAACAAAACCGTTAGCTATTTCTACTTCTGCGCGTATTTTTCCACCATTAGTAGCACTTTCTGGGCTAAAAGGAAGACATATTGCTCTGCTAACAATATATTTATTGATTCTAATTATTTCATAAACTACATCGTCATTTAATACTTTATTTAATTTATATACATCTTTTAATATATCTTTAATGTATTTAATAGCATTATTGACTAATAAATTAATGTTATCATCCTCATATTCTTTTTTATATAAAAATAGAATTTTAGATATATTCAATAATATATTTTTTGCATTAATATTTTTATTTCCAAATTTTTTAATTATTTCTTTATTTGATATTCTTGCTGTTTTAGCTAATACATTAATATTTTCTTCAATTAATTTATCTATCAATTTAGAATTATTTTTAAATTCATCTATTATATTATTTGGTAATAAAGGGGATTTATCATACATTGTGTCAAGCCAATCATTTACCATTTCTTCATTATTAGCTATATCATAAATATAATCTTTTATTTTAATAATATCAATATTATCATCCTTCATTATTTCATCTTTGATTCCTGATAACTCAGGTATATAGCGCAAGTCACGTGATTTGTTAGTTACTCTATTATTCCCATAAAATTTCTTAATAGCAATTAAATCTTTACGCCCTGCTTTAACTAAATCACCATCAGTATCGAAAGAATCATCTATTTTTTTTAAGCAACATCCAAGCAAATATTTATGTATCTTTTTATAATTAACACCGGGCATATATAAAAGTGCGTTTATAAAATCCTTTTCAAGCTGTTCTTTATTTCCCTCTTTATAACTTTTAATTAATTTTGCTTGCTCTTTGATCCCCCGTTCTACTTTCTTTTTTTCAGTATCTAAATCATATTTCTTTTTTAATTCTTTTAGTAATTCGCCATACTTATCTATTATTATAGAACGCACATTATCATATATAATATTACCGTCAATAATATATTCATTATTATTTGCTATATAATCTATAGTAGCATCTAATAAATAAGGTAATACACCATTTTTCGCTGTTTTTTCTAATCCGTTCAATGGCGAACCATATAAATACCATTTATCAACAAAAGCGCTATTCAAGTAATTATCATCAATTAATATTGTATTTTCTAATATCTTTTCTTGCAAGTTAACAATCCAAAATGCTAAAGAGTGCGCAAGCATATCATTAAGTGTAGATAAATAATTTTTATTTATTTTGTATATTATATCTGTTACATTACTATCTTGATCCTTAACAAGACCATCCAATATCATAGATGGTTTTATTTTGATGAAATCATCAATAGATTTATGATCAATATCTAAACCAGCATCTGTAAAATCTTTTCTAAATCTGTCATATTTTGTAGGAACACTTTTAAAATATTTAAATAATTCATTACATAATAATTCATAATCTATTTCGAGATGTGATAAACTACTTATTTCATTTATTATGCTTAGTATAATGCGCAAATATTCTAAGAATCCATCTTCGTTTTTATAAGTAATATTTTTGAGATATTTATCGAAATTATTAAATTTTTTAACACCGTAAATGTTTTCATCTAAATCATTTGCCACATTATCCATGTCTTCTAAATCCATATTTTCACCAATAAATTCATTATCTATGCCACCTTCGTAATTTTCTCTATCTTCTCCTTCTTTAATTTCTTTTGCTTCACGGTATGATAATAAATATTTCTTACCATCTTTATCATAATCGAAAATATGATCACCGGAATATTCTAATAATATTTTCATATATTCGTGTTCATCTATAATATTTTCCAAATTCTCATGGGTTGATATTATATTATCAATCGATTCAATACTTTCATTTATATTTATGTTTTTGATTGTTGCCTTAATACCTTTTAGTAATTCTTCAGTATTTGCGTCATTATAGTGTATTGAATTAATAATATTATAAATGTTAATTTTTTTTAAGTCGACGAGTTCTTCGGTAATTATATTATTAACTCTATATTGTTCAAGAGATTCTCTAAGGCTGCTTAAAAAATTAATTGTTTTGTCATCTAATTTAATTAATTTTATCGATGATGATATTTTTTCAAAGAATGTTAATTTCTTGTTAATTAAGTCGCTTTTTTTAATTCTATATGGTCTATTAACATTTTTTCTTTCTTTTTCATAGCTTGTTAATTTAATCATATGGTCACATAATACATTAAATTCTTCTTCATTAATAAAATCTAATGAATGGTCAAATCGTTTAAATACATTATCAATATTACTATAATCAAGAGCAAAACAATCTTTTAAATAATCTACTATATCATGAATTGTAGGTTTAATCTTCTTAACTAAATCGCTTACAGTTTTGCTTTTACTTGACTCATTATAATTTATATTTACAGAATTAGATAAGTGTGACGCAATTTTGGTATATACATAATCATTAACTGTACATACTGGTATCTTATAATATGCTGCTAATAATGGCAAATTTACATCATCGATTGGATAAACTGGATAATAAACAGGATATTTTTCGTTTTTGGGTTCTATTAAAGCGTTTATATGACTGGATGGTTTTAATTTCATATTTTTAGATGAAGGATCATAAGTTATTGAAAAAAAATATCTATTTTTCGCTTCTTCATGCTTTGCAGTATTTAGTTTAGATAAATTTTTGAAATAGCGAGCGTCTTCTTCGATTTCTTCTATATCAAGTGTATTAGTTTTTTTTTCAGCATCAACGCTAAATATATAGTTATTGTAATTATCAAAATTGCCATTTTCTCGCTTTTTATTATCTAATATATCATAGAACAACTGCGTTACCGATTCTGATCTTTTTCTATCTTGAAACATTTCATGTAAATTCTCATATATATCATTTCGTGATAAAGCAATAAAAAGAGGATTGTCTTTAATTATTTCATCTAAGCTTAAAATTTCTAAGTATTCTATATCATCTAATTCTTCATCTTCAATATTAAAGATATTATTTTCAATTTCAACAGACATCCTGATATACCTTTCTCTTTTAATACAAAGATATATAAAATATTTATATTTTACGAAACATTATTTTCAATTGCAAATTTGTTCCATTTTGTTTTAATATTAGATAAATTGTCAATAATATCTTTGCAATTTGCTTCAAAGAAATTTATAATTATTTTTTCATCTGTAACATCTTCTAATGTTACTCTTACAATCATGAGTTGTTTTAGTGGATGTGGGCAAATATATCCAACATATACACAAATGTAATCATTGAATTTGCTTTTTTCACGAATATATTTATTGTGAATAAACGACTGAATAATATTACCTACAGTATCATCTTCGTTTTCAATTATAAATTCGTAACACCCTTCTATATCTTGAAATTGTTGTAATTTTACTTTATTTGACGTTTCTAATTTTACTAATTCTTGTCTAATATTATTAATTTTTTCTATTATAATATCAAGCGATTTAGCAATTAAATATTTGGGACCCACATTAATATTAATATATTCTATATCAAATCTAAATTTAACGGGATCGCCGTATTTATTTTTATAGTAACATCTTTCCTTATCTAATAAGCTATCATGTTTCGCAGCTTCCGTTGGATCTTGAATATAAACTAAATTAGATAGAGAAACCGGATTGAATGATGCATTATCTCTTGCTATACGTTTAACAACATGAGCTTTAAAATTTAAATGTTCACCTGGTCTTAGACGCGTTATTAATATATGATCATTTGATACTTTATTTGGTGGAAATAATTCAACCAATTTTTTTTCAGGCACAGGATCATCATTCATATATGCTTTGATATCATTTGTTTTTACATTAATTATCTTTGGAGTTTCATTTTTAACATTTAATTCAATAACTAAAGAATTGTCTTCGTAACTTTCTATTTCTTCTTCTGTTAAGCAAATAGGAATTAAGCCAATACGATGAATTATAAATTCATTATGTAATGCCCCAGTATTATTAATAATAGTAACTGTTGGTTCTTCTTTATCAAGTTTTTCACCAATAATGCCAGGAATTGGTATATCTGTTAAAATTGTGCGTCTCAACCCATTTACAATTGCCAAATCAACATCATGTATTTCAAAACTATGATTATTTGAAGGATCTTTAATATCAAAGGTATATTTTTCGAACATTCTATTCTTACTTATATATTAATAAAATCTATATCTTATATATCAATTTTTAATAAAAATAATTTATCTAATTTTCTTTAAAATAAGTTGTATTCTGTTATAAGTTTGTTTATTAATTTTCTTTTTTTCCTTAGCAAGTTGCATTTGCTTTTTATTTTTTATTTTATCATCTAATTTTCGTAGACTTTTATTAAGTTCCGTTTCCTTTTTAATAATTTTTGTATTATTAGTTTTCACATTTTTCATATTCTTATCAAATTGTTTTTGATATTCTGAAAGTTGATGCGCCTTACCCTTTTTGATACATTCTTGTTGCTTTTTAATATTCCTAACCATTTTAGCTTCCTCTTTGCAACTTTTATTTATCATGCTTATCAATGACTTTATTTTGCTTTTATAACTATCATTTTTATTAGTCTTCGATCCTCCTCCTGTTTGTTCTATTGTACTAAGCAAATTATTAACTTTATTATTTATTGAATCTTTAATATTGTTTTTAATAATATTAAATTCATTTTGTAAGTTGGCTTGCTTTAATTGCTTATCAGTTATTAAGAATCCTCCACATTGATCGTATTTATTATTAATTAGCTCTTGTTGATTTGTCTTTAAATCATCATAAAAATCTTTAATAAATTTATTTGAATACATAATCTATTATAAAAAAGGATAAAAAATATTATCTCGATGATAAATAATAAATAATCATAACGATTATTAATATCATTGGTAATGTGGACAATATAGTAACTATCCAACTCCACAAATAACATTCACCTGATGTTAAGCATGTTATATTATATGCTGTAAGTAGTATTATTAATATGTATATTAAATATCCAAACATATATAATCCAGCGCCTTCTAAATAAATGTTTAAAATTAGAGCAATAATAGTTGTTATTATGCTAATTATGATATATATCCAACCTTGAGTTGAAAAATAACTCATTTTATATTAAATACTATCTAATTAAATATAATAAGTTTTTTTAAGAAATCAGGCTATTCATAATTGCAAAACACATAGAAGTTCTGGGATTCATTTCATTAATTGGATTAGATGCGAAGAACTGAATTAGTGTTTTAATATTTTTAGCATCGTTGCATTGACACAAATAGTAATAAATATTAGCAGATGTAATCATTTTATCTTTATAGGTTGATACTTGTAGATTTCTAAGTTGAGCCAAATGATATTGAATAATTGGCGGAAATTGCTTATCGAGATCCTTATTCATTTTATATCTTCCATATTTGGGATAATATGTTGTGGTTGATAGATAATAGCTATACAAACTATCTTTAATTGTTGAGATAATAGTATGAACAAGATATGTTGGGTCAATATGTCTATTGTTATTATCTAAAGGCAGAATAAGATTCGGAACATATGTGCTAATATAATCTTTAACTGTATAATTATGTTTATTTTTCATATATACCCCCAAGATGTTCATCCATGTATTAGGATGGCATGGATCAGTTTCTTCGCGATGATTGATAATATCTGTGGACACTTTATACAGTTTAATAGTATTATCTGCAGTTTTCTTTTTAATAATAAGACCATAACTATAAGGATTTGAATTGATATATCCAGTTGCTTCATTAATATTGCTAAATTCTTTTGGATAATTAATACCCATCGCTTCAAAGTCTTTTACGCGAGTCATAAAGACATCTTCTTCAACGAGAGTATTTCTATTTTTAGTATTAACATGAACCAATTCTTTATAATTTTCTCCAAGAAAATTAGTATAATCGATAATATGAATATTCTCATGATGTACAATAATAAATTCGTATGCTAAATTGGGATCGAGATATGCAACAAATTTAGATCTTAGCAATTTGGACATATCAGCATAATTCAAATTATTCTCATCCGGCATTAGTTGATTACTGTAAATTTTATACAAAATCTCGTCAAACATATTGCCGTGTGTTTTAGTAGGATGAGAGAATTTTGAACTATTGGCATCAGGACAACTTGAAGTACCAAAGTACCATTCTCCATTATGATTGTATACAGTAATCATTGTACCATCATAAGCTTCATAACATTTATCGGTATCACTATAAAGATCTGATACATATTTAGTTTGATCACATCTAATGGGAATAGAATTAGCATAAGTTACAACAATATTATTATTGAATGATTGTGTAAAATCAAGAACAATACTACGACATTGCTCGTATAATTCGCGATATTCATAAATTTCTCCCATTTTATAGTTATTGTGAAGAAGAACAATATCAGAAAGATTCTTAAATTTCTTTACTTTGATATTTGGCCACAAATGATATTTTTTCAATACCATAATAAGACAGTTAGCATATGTTTTATTATCATCATTAATACTATTGTAAATATTAAAAGTCTCTGAAATTACTTCATTGACGTGTTTGGGGAAACTAGCAACTTGAGGATTTGAATTCATAATTAATCTTAATAAGAGCTATAAGTCTTATATCAATTTTTATTTTTCAACCTCTTTTTTACAATATTTATCAAACCATACTTGTCCTACAACTTTAGATGCATCTTCACTTGTTATTTTATTTTGAATAATGTTTTCACGCATACTTAGAAAATACTCTAAACTTCGATATTCGAAGCCTTGTTCGCGCGTTACCATTTCATATAATAATGGATATCTTTGTTCAAAGAATTCAACGCTATTTATATTATCTTTTAAACTGTTAATAATATCTTTAAATTCCATCTTATTTCTATTTTCTTCAATATAAAGCATAATATCTTGAACTATTGTTTTAATTTCATTAGTTTCCATACCGTCTTTAACGAAATCGTGATTATCAGATGTCTTTTGTCTTTTATCCTTTTTTCCCATTTTATATAACTCTTTCTATAATACTCTTTATATATTTTGTTTTTAAAATGAGTACATAATTATCTAAATCTCTTGAAATTTAAAAAGTTTATAAAAATTAAATAAAAATAAAATTATGTACTCATTTTAATAAAATCCTTTATAATATAATAGAGATCTATAATGAAAAAAGAATTAGAATATGCTGAATTAAAATATGCACCCGATGTACCTGTTCCGCCTCCTCCAAAAAATGCGGGATTATATACTGGCGACGTATTATTTGATAAAAAACCATGGGGAAATATGTATTTAGCACCATATGTTAATCCAGATGCAATCTCTTATAGTGCACAGTTTTACGCAAGTCACCATATACCTTCATATAATAGACCTGGTAACAATATAATCGTAACAGATTTATATAAAAAATATGATAAAACAGATGATAATTATAACTTCAGTTGTTATGTTAACAATATTTTAGGCTGAGGTTTTTTAATGATATCCTTATGTTTTCTTAGAAAATCACAAATATATTTATATGTTTCATTAACTTGTTCAAATGCTATACCACCAGTAATTAAAATACTACCACTTTCAAATAGTGCCCCTGTTACTTTTTTACAATTACCAATAGATTCACCATTGCCTTTACCATAGCAATTAGTAGGACATTGACATATACCATTTTTATTTTTGCTAAGTTTATTCCAGAAATATTCTAATTTTACACCTTGATATATTCCAGGTTGAAACGAGCATTTATTATTGTATTCATCACTAATAAACATTTTATGAATATCCTTTCTTTTTAATTCAAAACCCTTAGTCATTTCTTTATCAGTATAAACTTTAAAATCAGTATTAATCATTCTAATTTTAAAGTTTTGGTATTTTAAACTATTGATATCAGTATCATTGGATATTATTTTATTTGAAACGTTTTCATAAATAGTTTTAATATTTGCAATAATATATTTAACAATTATTTCAGTATGTTTAACGTCCTTAATACCCGTTAATTGTATATTGCCATTTTTAAATATTTTTACATTAGGAATATAATTATTATTAAACATATATATAACAGTTACTTGATTGTCAAATCTGTTTTTATTTGCTTTATCTTTTTTGCTTTTTCTACGTTTTTTTGGATATGTTCCTCTTGATATATCTTCACCATCTTTCATATATTGAATCCAAACAATACCTTCTTTGGAATCAAAACATTCTTCTTTTACTGCTATATTATTGAATAGCAAATTTAAATCAATATTTAGATTAATACCGATATTAGCATTGCAAGTGATAGTTGAAATTCTATACGATGAAAAGTAAATGTCAGACATTATGCATATTATATAAAGACAATAGTCCTTATATCAATTTTTAATAATTTAAATTATTATTTTTATAAGGTGATTTGCAACAATTTATGTTGTTACAATCACATAATTTATATTTTAATTTACTGTTATGATTATAAACCCAATTAAAATTTTGCAAATTTTTACTGGACTTATGAAAAATTAGTTTACAAAGTGTTACATAGCTTCCTTTAATTTTAATCATTGTTATTTTAAGATATCATATATCCTATTAATAGTAATTATCTTTTATATTAATTTATTTTCAATTTATTTTCAATATCACATGATTTTTTAGATAATTCCTTACCTTGATTGTCAATATTATCTGTTATATTTTTAATATAAGACGTGTTTATTATTTCATAATTATATGTCGTCGTAATCATTGGTGGTAAATTCATAATATGTGTTTTATCATTTGTTGTATGACTTTTTCTAAACTCGCCAATTGATAATGGACCATTGAATAATTTCAATAAGAATCTTGATGGGGCTGGTCTTATTGGTTTAGTACAGCCATAATGTTTGCTCAGCATTTGAATAAAACTATTTATTTCCCATACTTTATCGCTCCCACAATGTGAAGAAAAATTATATGCATTTGCACATTCGAGAGAGCAGAAATCGCCAAATAAAACATAGCTATCGGTTTTAACATTATATTTATATGGCATTCCATATGTTCTATTTTCTATAGGGTGGCAACACCAGTAGCAATTATTAGTATTACTTAATATGGCTTTAGTATTATTATAATCTAACATGTATTCATTATTTGTATCTATATTTTGCAGATCGTTACTTTGAATATTATTATAAGTTCTTGATTCATTTATAAAGCAATGATCGGGTTCATAAGGTTTAGGTAAATCTATTTTTTCTGTAGTTACGCATTCATTTTCAATATCTGTTATAGGTAACTGTAAAATAATATCTTGATTTTCTATCACACTAACGTCCTTGACAATTGTATTCATGAGATTTTTCTTTTTTTTTAATTCTATTGCATTATCATCTTGTTTTTTGGATTTTCTTGGCATTATATCATTATAAGTATATAAGGCTATATTATTTATATATGTTTTCATCCAAAAAATTTCTTTAAATATGAAATATTATTTATCAAATCGTAACTCATTTTATCTGTGGGATTTTTAGTTGAATATGTGAAATTTTCAGTACTCGAAGGTTTAATACATTTTGTTTTAATTTCTTTTATTTCATTTGTGAGAGAGCTAATGATATCTGTTAAATATTTGATTATGAATCCTGCAAATATAATTATTATTAAAGAGAATAAATCCATTCTTTATACTTATTTTTAAAGAATATAAAAAATTAAACAAATTTTAATTGCGCACTACCATTTATTACAGATAATACATTTATATCTCTTACAAAATATGATACATTATATTTTACATTATAATTATAATTTGAGCCTAATATTGATTTGGTAATATTTTGTATACTATTAAAAACTGGATCGTTAAAATAGGGATTAGTAGTAATCGACAATGATGTAGTAATTTTAGAATTATTATAAGATCCGGAAGTATTATTTTTTTCAGGAAATAGTGCAAAAGAATAGCAATAAATACCCGTTCTTGGAATATTTGTATGATGATAATATGGTTGTATATTATTATAATAATTTGCTGGGAAATTTGCTCTCTCCGTGTCTTTTGACCAATAAATAGTAGCGCTTTTTAATATACCCATATTCTCCATATATTGTGCAGAAGCTGTATAATTAGTATAATCATTAAAATTATCAATTACGTCATTACGTCTTATGAACCATATAATTTCTTTAATGTGGTTATTTGCATTTGTTATATTAGTATATAATGATGTTTCTGCAGAAGTGTCTATATTATCTTCCGTTAATTTAACAGTATCTATTACATAATCAATACTATTAGTTTCAATTAACAATCTTGCTCGTTCAACTGTATCTAAAAATACATATGTGAGAAATAATTTATTTCTTACATCGTGGCCGGGTGTTTTTGTAAAATTGTCAATGGAAATATTTGTATTGTACAATTTATTATAAAAATTGCTACTAATATACATACCTAATTTTTCGCTCCAAACTTTATACAATCCTTCAAACCCTTTTTCATTAGTATAAAGATCTACTGTTATTTCATTGTTAGCTAATTTTAATAATGGTATAGCTAATGAAGGATTACGTGTAAACCAAAAATTTAAAGGTACTTGTATTTCACGCGATTTAATACTTGGCACTGTGTCATTAATAGTACTAACAGGATAATTAACATTATATAATTTATTATTAATTACTGTAAATTTAGGTTGAAAACTATATGGTGCAGTATATTCGCTGACATTACCAATTAATTTATTATATTCAATACCGTCTTTATTTGTAAGTTCATTCCATATATTCATCCAATCACCATATAATCTTTCAATTGTTTTGCCATCAATTAGTAATTCAACTCTCGCAATATAGTTGAAACCTAAATTTTCAACCCATCTAAATCGCATATCATTATTTGAATATATATCAGGTATTATAAACGATAAATATATTTTTGATAATAAATCAGCATGCCTTTTTATTTTAAAAGTCATTTTAACACCTTTTCTATAACCCAAATTCGCATTATTATCAGGTTGTATTTCTTCTGTTACCATTGAAAAATTAGTGTGTTTTTTGTAAACATATTTATAATAATCAATACATGGATTAGTTGTTATATATTCGTCCATTTGACCTTTTAATACTAACTGCATTAAACCGCCACCCATTTTAATTATATTAATTACCTTAATAATATCTTATATATTATAATTTATTTATAAATCTTTCTAAATTTTCATATGTACGTTGATTGGTAAATTCAGAAATTTTTTTATCTGTATCTTTATCAACAAGTAGAATTGTTGGAAAGCCAGTAATATCAAATTTTTTCACTCTTTCCTTTGATTGATTTAATTCATATTTTTTAAAGGAGCATTTATCAGGGTGATTAGATTTTAATTTTTCCCATACACCACTACTGTTAAAACTATCGCAATGTCCACACCCGTTCATATAGAAATATTCTAATGAATATCTCTTATCAGCGCTAAAAAATTTTTCGCAAACATTACTGCTATTTAAAAGCAAAACAACAAGCACAAGTATAAAAGTAGCAAATATAGCATATTCTATTCTTAAACTATTTTTAGCCATTATTCTCTAAAATAATATTAGATAATATTTTTACAGCATGGTGTAAAAATAACTAAATTATAAAAGCTATTACCATGCTTTGCAACAAAATCATTATATATATTTTTATTAACCAATAAAATTCTACTATCTATTTTATCATAATCAATATTATCACACATATTTACAACATGTACACTGTTATCATTTTGTTCGAGCAAATATTTATACATGTTTAAATTAGAATTATATATTATCAAAGTACGATAAATTAATTGATTTCTATAAATATCTTCAAGATAGTTTACAAAATCATGAAATGCTTCAATCCCTTTAATAGCGATTGTCATTTTATATATATATTTATTTTCGCCTTATGTATTTAATTATATAAGATTATTTATATTTTATATTATATAATGAATGATAGTATTATTAAGATAGAGATATCTTATTTTGAGTATAAATATAAAGAATTAACTAATGTACCTGAAAATATTGTCAATAAAGCCATTGATTTAAAAAGTAATTATAATTGTTTAAATTCTTATTATGATCCTAAAATGATGTGGGTTAAAAAAAATAATATTAAAAAAGATAAAAATTACGGACAAAAAAATAGATTTCATATTATTATACCTGATTTTACGGATGATTCAATATTGAAGAGAAAAATAACAGGTTTATTGAACAAATTAACTACTAAAAATAAATCCACGATATATGATAATATTAAAGAATTAATTAATGCAAATGATAAAGATAATATATTTGAGTTAGTTTGGGATTATGTTAAATCTAACGATAATAATTTATATACAAACGTTTTAACATTTTTTAATGATGATTTTTTGAAGGATAAAATTGATTATAAATGGAATAAGTATATCAAGAATAAAGAATGGGACCCACCTAACACTATTTACGATAATAATATTCTGCTTCTTAATGATGAATATGATTTATATTGTGATTATGTAAAATGGAAAAAACAAATTAATAATCTTAATAATTTATGGATAAAATTTAAAATTAACGAGCTAAACATTTTACAAGATGAATTATTTAATCATACTACAAAGATATTGGAGGATAATACATCCTATAAACACATATTGGATATATTTTTAGAACAGCTTTATAAAATATTAAATATAACTAAAAACAATGATATTATTGGGAAAATTAAGAAGATTAATATTCAAAAATTTAATAACTCAACAAAATTTTTATTATATAATATATTAGATTTACAAAATAAATAATTTCTATATTATAATATAGAGTAAGAAACGTTAATAATTATGAGGGAAGATAACAATCTATCTTTTTACAGTAGTTTAATAATTCAAATGATTTTCGTAATTTTATTAGTAATAATTTACGCTTATTTACACAAGTTAGAAAATATCGGTTGTGAATGTTCGGAACACCCCAACAAAGATTTCATCAAGAATTTCACTATAATTGCTTTAGTATATTTCTTTGTTACTGCATTTATCTCGCTAAAATCCATAGCTAAAAATATGGGCGGTGTAGTTGTACAATTATTAGCTATTGCAACTTTTGTATTCTTCTTACTATTTGTAGTATACATATACTATGCTTTCGATTATGTTAGATATTTAACTAATGAAAAATGCAAATGCTCGGAAGATATGTCTAGAGATGTTATTGCCGTTGGCACTATGATATCTTTATTCTTATTCTTAACTTTATTATTCACTATAATAATCATCCCAATCTTAATAATAACTTTAAGCAATCTTCTTGATAAAATCGAAGATTTCGAATCGGAAGTTGAACAAACTATCCGTAATCCCATGCGTACCTTCAAAAGTACTCCTGACAGAATCGCCAGATCTGCCAAAGAAATAGGTAGCTTCGTGAAGAAAAGCGCTAAAAAAATAACTAATGTCCGCAGAAAAAGATAAATAAACTATTATTTTTATAAATACTTTTATATTAAATATTTAAAGTTCGTGTATCGCCCTTGTTTTTTCCGCTTTTTTTCAAAATTTGTATATCAGCAGTATCTTCAATTATAGATGTTATTTCTTCATCACTAACTGATAAAGTTTCAATATGATTATCAATGTCGTCTTCTACTGATATATTACTGTGAACATTTCTTATTATATTATCTACATCATCTGCTGATTTACTATATTGCGGTGCTTCTTGGAATCGAGAAGACATATCTGATTGCATAGGATCACTATTTAGTGATCCAAATAAATTACTTACCATGCCAAATAATCCCATGTCACCACCACCCATACTTGAACTACTTGTATTTTGTTGTGGCATATTACCAATATTTGCCGATTTGGGAGCTCCCCCACTTCCCATCATATATTGTTTTGCCGCTGCATTTTGAAATTGTTTCATTAAATCGGGGTCTGATTTAAGCACATTTTCTACATCAGGCATAGGTTGTTCTTTGAACATTCTACTTGTCAAATGGAACATGAAAGCACTTCCAGAAAGTGACATAAATAATCTTAATTCCGGTGCCATTTTCTTTCCAGATGATTTATATTTGTAGTGTAATTCTTCAAAAATGTCATCATAATCATTAATATTTTCATTTACTTGTTCAGACCAACCATCTAATTTAACTGAAAATGGGTCATATCGTGTATTCATATATTCTGCACCAGATACAAATGCCATGAGCATTTTTTGCTGGAATCTTACACTACCATCCATCTCTTTTTCTCGAACAATACGATTATATTCAGATTTCATTTCTTCAACATCAGAATTCATATTAAATTTGAATGGTAATTTAAAACCCTTAGATTCTAATCGCTCAAGTTGATAAAGAATTTCTCGCTTTTCATTAATTTCATTTCTAATTATATCTTTTGGACTCATGTGTTTTTTTTTAATAACCCTACTTTCATCGCTACCTGTTGTAGATCCCGATTCTTGACTTCCGCTTTGCGATGACCCCGTTTCATCGGTATATGAATTTTCTGTGTCTTTGTTGCCGCGACTTCCTCTACTTCCTCTACTTTCGTTTTCGCTACTTGCTACACTAACACCACTTTCAGATGTTGTATCCATATCTTGATCGCGATTTATTTTTTTATCTTTGTATATGCTTTTCATGTTTTTCATATACTTAGCTTTATCATATTTGCTATTAGATATTGCAGAGCTTGCTCTTGAAGAACGCGATGACATTGATATTACATCGTCGCTAATTTTCTTTTTATTGAATAATCCATCATCTATAAAAGCACTTTTTGAACTAAAATTATTACCTGCTGGCTTAGAATTATTTGGTATATTAAATTTAAATGAATTATTATTAAAACTATCTTTACTCAACTCTATTAAATCGTCGCCTTTATTGTTTAAATTTGATATTAATGACATATTATATATTATTTGGTATTTAAATGTTTATATATTTACAATAATTTATATATTTACATAAATACGCGTAATTTATATTAGCTTATTTCTTAATAAAATCGAGCCATTTTTTAAAAAATATTTTACCTGTTTTATGTATATATTCTGCATGAAATTGAATACCCAATATATTCTTTTTTTTATTATAAGCTATAACAATTTTATTATTCATTTTTTTTAGTATTTTATATTCTTTACCTATTCCTACTAAATAATCTTGATGATAATATGTATATTTCAATTTTTTTACCTTAAAAGGATAATTTAGTTTAATTGTTTTAGTATATTTTTTCATACCTTTTTTAAAACTATTTATATTTGAACGTTTACCAAATTTTATTGCTATATATTGTAGACCATAGCATATTGCCAATATAGGTATATTATATTTGAATATAATATTTGGTACATGTGGCGATTTTTTATCAAGAATGAAAAAATCAGAACCACTAATTATTATACCATCAATTTTATTTTTAAGAGCCTTTTTAATACCAGATACATCATGATATCTTTTAATAATTAATTTAGCATTATTTCCAATTGCATTTTTATACAACTTGTGTTGATATTTCCAGTTCCATTTTTTGCTATACATTGATATTAGTAATATATTCATTTTAATATAATATATTATAATTATCTAAAGATTCTCCTTTAATATTTGTTCTAATATATGATACTGCTTGTAAACATGCATCACTTAAATCGTCTTTTTTTTTATTATTTTTAAATAAATCAATTAAATAACTATTATTTTTAATATAATTTTCACAAATTGCAATACTAAGTTTTTTATTATATTGGTATTTATTTTTTTTGAAATTTCTGGAATTTTTAACACAGCTTATATCATCGGCCAATTTTATATCTGGAGTATAATCATGCGTTTTTGTTTTAAGAGATGCATTAACTAATACTACATTTTCGACTTCATTATCCCAATGTTTAATTAAACTAAAATAATTATATATTATATGCTGTATTGTTTTCATAATTCCGTTTAAATTTGATGGTTGATTTTCAATCAACACATAGTCTATTTTTTCATACCCGTTTTCTTTAATAAATCCAACTATATTATCCATTTCATAATAAACTCTTTCAGACGTGTCATCAATTCCCTTTAATTCTTTTTTACTATCTGCTATTGATATAATGCGCCAATCTAATATTTCTATTTTATCAGTTTTTTTTAAAATACATAGCGCAAGATTCTTAACTCCTATATCAAAACTTATATATATCATTTATATTATTAGTATGTACTAATTCTTAATACTTTTTTGTATAGAAGTTACTATTGATTTATTAAACTCTTTAATATTATGATGTCTCATTAAAACTGTTAAATCTCTCCAAAAAGTATCATTCATATAATTACAATTATAATTGTTAATATCTTTATGTTTTTTATATAACCATTTGTGCAATTTCTCTTGCTTTTCTGGTTTTGATAGTTGCTTAATATTATGCATTTTTTTAGTCATCGTTAACCTTAATATAAAATTTTTTAATTCTTTACATTTAAAATATTCATTATTAATACCATCCCATAAATTATTAAATTTAATATAATTATAGCTTGGACATAATATAAAGTTATCTTTATAGTCTATAAATGTTGGATTATTATCAATTATCAAAAGTTTTTTACTAATATCATATGATTTATTAACTTTCATAGACTTAATTAATATAGGCGTGATTTTTTTTACAGATTTTTTTATCATACCATTTTTATCAATAATGCAATTATTACGTGTAAATATTGGTCTGTTAAACTTAATATTATTTTGCTTTTCTATTATTGCTATTTCTTTATGTGCCCAAGTTTTTTCCGATGCAGTAAATACATAAATAAAGCTATTTGGGTAAAGTTTTTTAATTGTTTCATAAAACTTTACAAAATATGGTCTAATTAGCAAAGATTCAGTACTATAACTACTATTTAGTATTTTATCACATTCGGTTTTGCTTTTGGTAAACTTTGGAGATAATTTAATATTTCTTCTAAATATGTCTTGAATATTGTATAAATCACATTGATAGCTACAATCACCAATTATAGTACCATCTAAATCTAAAATAAATACAAATGGTTCCATAATTGAACTACTATTATAAATATATATATTTATTATATAGTAGGAAATCTAATGAATAAATATTCAAAAATAGATAACGATTACCATAAACAATTTTATTTTCAAAGAGGTAATGCATTTGCAAGAAATACATTAACATTGTCTCAAAGTAGACTTTCAAATAAAATTACTATTAATAATTTAAATGACGTAGAAGATGATAGTATATCTACATCAAAAAGTAATATATATATAAAAAAATTTGTTAAACATTATATAAAAAATAAATATTCTATTGATAATCGCTGTAAATATTATAAATATATATGTAAAAAACTTAAAAACATCAAAGAATTGTCATGTTTGCTGTCAAATAAATATTCAAAAGGGAAAAAATTATATGATGGTTATAGTATTGATAATACCGTAAATTTAGAAAAACAAATAGGTTCAGATAGTCGATATGGATCTATTTTTATAACATCAATAAAGAAAACGTTAGGCAAGTATCCAATTGCTTCTAAAGTTATGAAAGTTAATAAAAAAAACTCATTTGAAAATGAAATAAATAATATTATAACGCAAAATATACTAAGAAATAAACTATCTAAACATTTTGTTTTTACATATAAATCTTTTATGTGTGCAAATGCAACAGAAAATGTTCCATATATTATTAAAAATGAAATATATTACATACTATTAAATGAACTTGCACATGGTGATTTAAAACAATTAAACAAAATGAAGACATATGTAATTGATGATTCATCGGTTTACAATGTTTTCATTCAAACAATATTATCTATAATGACTTTTCATTATACAGGTTATACACACAATGACTGTCATTATGGTAATTTTTTGTATCATCGCAATAAAGAAGAAGGATATTATCATTATATAATAAATGATGTCGATTATTATTTAAAAAGTAGCAAATACAATATAATGATATTTGATTTTGGATTTGCTAAAAAAATAAACGCGGATTCAATAAATGATGATATAATAGAGGATTATTTAAGAATATTTCACGCATTCCCTAATAAGAAAAAATTCAAGAATGCTTGGACAAATTATGTTGGATATCCATCAAATGAATTTTCGGATTTTGTTATATTTTTATATAACAGATTAAATAAATTAACAAGAGCTGAATTAACAAAAATGAAATGTATGAGCACGCTTATTAATGATATAATATTACCGCGTTTATTGGAGGTTCCCAAAAATATTTTCACTAAAACTAAACCAAAAGATAAAATATTAAATAAGACTCCTTTCATCATCAATAAAACTTTGCATAATAGTTTTTTCTCTCGCAATTAATTTTTTTCTATTATCGAAATATCTTGTCATGCTTTCATATCCTGCATAAAGTAAATTAAAATAAACTTCATCGTGCAGTTTCATTATTAAATTTTTATTAATAAGTTCTATATTCATCATTGGCAAATCTGGAATATTATCTGGAATATAATAATAATCAATTTTGTCTTCTTCAATTAGCTCTCCGAGAACAACTTTAGTTCTCAATTTTTCATATAATTTTATTATTTGTTTAATTATAAACATAAAATTAAGTTTTGGCTTATCATAAACTATATCTTTATCTTTGTTTTTATTATGATAAGATTTATGTAATACCATTCCTAAAATATTATTATTGGGAACATTTGCAAATAGTTTAATAGGAAAATTATTTGTTAATCCACCATCATAATAGTATTCATTATCTATTTTTACTGGTTTAAATAATAAAGGTATTGTCATAGAAGCGGCACATGCTTTAAATACACACACATCAGGTGTAGTTTCAACACTAAATATTTTATTTTTACATGTGTATATATCCGTTGTAGATACATAATAGTTGATTCCGAATCTTTTAGATAAATAAGAAAAAGTGATTTCATTATCAATATCAGGATATTTTCTTTTAATCACGCCTTTTAAATGATTTGTAAATATATTAATATCTGATAATCCAAAATCTGTTATTATATTAATGCACTTTTTAAAGGATATATTACATAATTTAGCATCATTTTTGGCAATATCTATAATTTCTTCTGCTTCTTCGATTGTTAATTTAAATGCAATTGCTAATCCAACCATTGATCCAATAGAAGTGCCTGCAATATGTGTTAAATCTTTAAGCAAATTTTCTAAATATAAATATCGTAATGCGCCAATAAACATAACACCTTTCATCCCTCCTCCAGAAAGCGCTAAATGTGTAATCTTAAAATCACTCATTATAAATAATAATGTTATGTATACTTATATATTTGACTTATATTCATTAACATTTACATTATAATATTTTAAAGCCTCTAATGCTGCATTATTTTCAGCTTCTTTTTTATTTTTCCCAGTTGATGTTGAAATAATAGCCCCGTTTCTATCTTTAATGCAATATGTAAATATTTTAAAATTATCACGCGTTACAACATTTAGTTCTTTAAATTGAGGCATATCTTGTAAATAATGTTGCATATGCGATACAAGCATATCTTTATAGTTATTTTTAACTATAATAAGCTCGCTAAAATCAATATAATTTTCAATAATATAAATTATCCAACTTTCAACAATATAATATCCTACTCCTGACATTGGTGTAATTTTAATATTACAGGGCATTATTACATCATCTTCGCTTGTTTGAAAATCTAAATATAACGCTCCAATAAATGCTTCAAATATATCTTCCATAATTTTATAGTTAATTCTACCATTTGCATCTTCTACTTGCTTAGATATAATTGCAAATTTTGGAAATCCTATTTTATCTGATAAATAACCTAACATTTTCCCATTTACTATTTTAGTTCTTATTTTAGATAAGAACCCCTCATTTTGATCAGGAAATCTGTCGTAAAGATAACTCGCTACTATCATTCCCAATAGAGAATCTCCTAAAAATTCCAATCTTTCGTAAGAAATATCTTGAAGCGGCAAACAATCATTCGGACACTTTATATTACTTTTATCAAAATCTGTATTTTTCATTGTACAATATGATTTATGAATAAATGCTACACGATATAGATTGATATTTTTATAATTTATATCATTAAGCCCATTATTATCAAATAAATCTCTTAAATCCGCATCTTGTAGCAAAATATTTTTTCTATTATATGGTAAGTTCTCATTATCGATTTCTTTTGTTTTATTATGAATATTGTCAATACGCTTCATTATTTAATAATTTATATTCGAAATAACTATATATCATTTTTTCGTTATACATAAAGATATACATATAAATATTAATAGTATATTTCTTTTAAATAGAATAACATAATAAATGAGTTATATTAACAATGAAGGTATAGCACCGACAATACAACTTGACTCGGTTGGAATAGGTTTACAACTTGATTCAATTGGTAATGCTATTAATGTTGATAAACTCGATTTAAATAGCACTGAGTATTTGGTTGTTGGTGAAAAAAATTACGAAGAAAGTTCTGATTATGATATGAAAAATGCCAAATGGAATTTTTTAATTAACCAGCAAGGAGTTGCTATAAATACTTCGAGAAATGTAAGTGCTAATTTTTTAACACCAGATACTTCATTGTTTGTTGATGATAATATTTATTGTACGGGTATTATTAAAGCAACGGGATTAGAATTAAATAATATTGTTTTGGACAGCGATCCGCTAACAAGCAGCTTAATAAGAGATTTTATTATTAATGCTAATAATATATCGGTTAATCAACCATTTCAAACAGGTACTCATACAAATTATGAAGATGTATATGAAGAAAATTATCAAGTTAAAAACGTTTTTACAACAAGTTTTGTAACTTTAGGTGGGTATGTCGATACATATGAAAACACTCATCCGTTAAATATTGTATCAACAGCAAATAATAAATTTAAAAGCATGCATATTGCTATACGCAATGATGTAAATAATGAAGAAGAAGCATGTAAATTTGCAATGGGTATAATAGGTGGATCAAATATATCACCTGCTATTATTTCTACGACAAAAGGAATACCCCTTGAATTTCATGTCAGCAAATCATCGTCGATGATAGACGAAATATATGGATCCAATGCAATACCATTTTATACCCGCGAAGAACAATATCCAGCAATGACTATCGATGATAGCAATAATGTCGCAATCGGTATCAATAAAACAAGTACAAAAAGCTATACTAAAAATATTCTAAATAATGGTATTATTACTGGTTCGGTCGTTACACAAAATGCGAAACTTGAAGTTAATGGTTTATCATGTTTCGATGATGTTTTAGTTTATGACTATGTAACAAATTCCCATAAAGTACTCGATGATATTTATGTCAGAAATAATGGTATAAGTGTTATAAATAGTACGCAAATATCAGCAGGAGATTTCTTAGGAGAATTTTACAATTTTAACAGAATTACTGTTAATAATGTTTTAAATGCAAACGATTTTGTTGTTGAAAATAATGTTAATATTAAAAACGAATTAAAAACTGAAACTCTTATTGTTAATAATGTTGCAAATTTTTCTGGTTTAGTACAATTTGACAATAAGGTGGAATTTAATAATGCTGAGGAAGTATCAATAAAAAAATTGAAAATTGAGGATGATATTTATATTGGTAGTAAAAAAATTATACCTATTGACATTGATGATCCTGCAACTGGTCATGGAACATATAGTAGAAGTGAAGATGGTAGCAGTTATTTCTTCGTATATGTTCATAGTAATATTGCTACATTAGATGCAAATTGTAATATTAGTTTTCCTAAAAAAATGGCAATTGGGCTTACTGAAAATGATGGTTTTGAAGGTATATTAAATGTTATTAAAACGGATGAAACAACAAGTAATAATTTCGATATAACGCTAAAAAGTACAATTATGGATGAAGATTATTATGCCAATATTGGTCGATTGTCGAGATTAGATACAATTGATAATAGTTTAATTATTAATACTAATAAGGTTATTGATAAAGTTAATAATATCTATTTTTATCCTGAAACTAATATGGCAGATATAACAAGCAATTACTTTTTGCCAAATATTAGAAATACACCACCTATTCTTTCATTGTGTAATGGTAGTGCAGCCATAAATAAACTCAATGCGCGTGAAGGTTTTGAATTTGATGTTGATGGTAAAGTTGCTGCTAAGGAATATCATTTATCAATCGATAATGAAATGCATAGATTGAGTTCTTTTGCATATCAAACGAAAAATTATTTTAATTTATCTGATTATTACACTGACAAATTTTGCATTAATTATAATACATTAACAGCATTTGCTACAAATATGAAGGGATTAAATGTTAAAAAGGGTATTAATGCCGATGATTACTATCGCAATGATAAAATAGTAGAAACTCTTCAAAATGCTAATTCGCCAAATGAATTTTACACAAATAAAAAAATATCTATTGGCTGGCAAGGTGAAGATATTAATGTTCCTTTGCAAATTAGAAATTTAACAACGGAAGACTATAATTATTCTATAATAAGAATTTATAGAGGTATTCGTGGTGGTGGTCTCAAGAATAATGCTGATTATAGTGGTATAGATTTTTGCGAATATGATAGAGATTTGGGTAGTGATAGAAATGCTGAGAGATGGTTTATTTACAAAAATCACACATATGGAGACGTAGATGCAAGAAATATTCAAAGAATAGGTCCATTACAAATTGGTTATATTGATAAGGATGTTAAACCATCAACATATGGTATGACATTTTACTATAATACTGAAAACTCGAAATATCATATTGACGTCAACAAACCAGAAATATCTCATAGTGATATTGACTCTGCTATGTCTGTATATGGCGATTTAGAAGTTCATGGTGATATTAAAATTTTAGATTATAATGGTTGTAATTATAACTTTAAATTGCAAAATATTTCATCACTTGCTGAAATTACGCAATATATAAAAACAGTTGAAACATATGGGGATAATATACCCGATGGTCAAGATCCGGGTTATGAAACATTAAATAATGACATTAGCTATACTGGTCATAATTTACTTTATATGCCAAATAAAAGTGTTGTTGTTGATCCAGTATTTGATTCAAATATTCCATTTGTAGTCAAGCAAGACAATTCTAATCTTGCAACATCTAAATTTATAACATATGCTGATGGATCTTTAGAATGCTCATCTTTTATCGAACTTGCTATATATGACAGTAATCAAAAATTAGCAGATGATAACTATGAGAAAATAGATAACATTAATAATATGATTCGATTTAATCTTTCGACTGATGATGCTAAAACTACTAAATTTGATATGAGTTTTTATCATAATGATTATTATAAAAGATTTTTTACTTTTAAAAACAGACTTGATGATTTTGATAATATATTAGGTTCAACAACTCATGTTGGTATTGGTACAAATATAGATAATAATAGTAATATTGCATTTCATATTGACGATATTAATAAATTTGGTTTACAAATAACAAATGATGAAAGATCCCCTGCTATAAATTTATTACATACTGGAGCGACATGCAATATTTATCATACAATTCGAGGAGGTAGTTTTGATAATAATTATAACTTTAGTATTGACGTTGCAAATACCAGTGAATATAATGAACCAAACTCTAAGGAGGTTTTTATTATTGATGCATTCGATGGCAATAAACTTAGACATGGGGCTCGATTTGGATTCAATGGTAATGCATTAAATGAATCTTTTGCAATTAAAACTGACTATAATACATCAGCGATGTCTATTACAAGCAGATATACTCAAGATCATATATTCGATAGTTTAGTAACAATTTTGCCAGAAAATACCGAATTACTAAAAATAGATTATATTTGGAGTGATGCAAGCAAGTCATATTCAACAACATTTAATTACAATATTACTACTTTTCCAAATATTGATGATAATAATAATCCTATTACCGAAGCTAATAAATTAGACCCAGAATTTACATTTGCTACAAATGTTAAATTAGACAGTAATATTACTTATAAAACAATTCACTCCAATTTAACAATATCTTACAATTCTTCTAATTTAAATTATGATAATAAAGCTTTCAATGATCCATTTGTTGATTTAGTATCTACTTCTGAAGATTTAGTAGAAATAGAATTGGAATATCAACCAACAACTTATAATAATTTAATTGAACCTAATTTAGTTCTTGTAAATCACGATTTTATACCAGATGATATGGTTGTAAGCGAGCATGTAATTAATCTTGTTATAGAAAGTAACTTAGATTTAATCGATGATATTGCTTCTAATTATAAATTCAATTATGAATTTAAATTAGTTTCAAGATTTCCCGATTATATCAATTGTAATATTACCAATATTTATGATTATAACACTGCGTCTAACATTGCCGAAGATAGAAATATGATATATATCAAAAATAAAATTTATACTGATATTTTACCATTTGATCAAAATGAATATTATTTTGAATTTATAGAAAAAAATGTATATTTGAGAGATTTATTTGATAATGGAATATATGAAAATGTATTTTTAGAATCTGAAACAAGTAATATTTTGAGAATTAATTCAAATTTAGATTATACTGGAAAATTTATTGCCGAACGTGATAATTACATCAACTATACAACAACCAGCATATTACCGAATGCATTTGTAAATCCAACTCCATCTGAAAATTCTATAGAATATATGTATAATACAGTTATTGATGAGCAAAATAATTCAAATATCTATATTTCTACATCAAATTATGCAATATATAATAATGTTAATAGTACACCACGTGACGTAGAATTAGTTAAGCTCACTGAAAATATTTTATTAGAAGATTCATTTACTATTTTTGACAACGATATCACTACACAAGTATATCTTACTGAACATTTTAATAAACTTCAAGATGTCCAAGATGAAAATTATTTAATACGTGTTAGAAACTATAATTACAATAATTATAAACCACATATTACACTTGCAAATAATATAGAATCACTTAATATTATCGAAGGTCATCAAATATATAGTTATGACGGAATATTTGAAATTAAACATGTTAATAGTGTTAATAATAGTACATGGGTTCCATTTAAAATTGATGCAGATGGTAATGCAACAATTCGAGGAGGAATATTTATGGAAGGTGATATGCGATTTGATGGTAAAATATACGATTCAAATGGTAATGATTTAATTGAAATTTTAAATAAAAATTATTATAAAGAATATGAAATAAATTCCAGTAATATACATTTTAGTTCATACGGATCTAATGGTGTTGAAATTAATGGTCGAGCAAGTCATACCCTAGATGATTATAAGTATCTATATATTAAAGATTACTCTGATTTTGAAACTTTTGAAGATGTTATGGTATTACATAAGCGCCATCTTGAAACACCTCAATTTAAATTGGATTTATATGGTGATCTTGATACTTCCAATGGTATACTGCGCGTTGAAGGACGTGATATAATAAGAGACACCTGTAACTACACATTATTATCAAGTAATATAATATCAAATAGAATTACTGATTTAAATACAGATCATATAGCAGAAGAGCTTAATTCTCATAATAAATTTATAGTTGATCATAGATATAATGATAATTTAGAAATAAATGGTAATTTAACTATAAATAATAATTTAATTGTTTTAGGTGATGAAACAAGATTAAATACAGAGATATATACAACTGAACAATTAGAAGTAGAAAATAATAATACTGGTGTTGCATTAAAAGTAACTCAAAAAGGAAGTGAAGATATAATTAATATATTCAATAATACAACTGAAGTTTTTACAATATTGTATGATGGAAAAGTAGGTATTAATGCCCAAAATCCATTAGTTGCTTTAGAAATAAATGATACTGATGGTATTAAAATACCTGTCGGTGATGATAGTCAACGGCCCACATATGGTAAATCAGGTTCTGAATTATTA